AAGAAATACGCAACATGGGCCTAGTCCCTAACCCATTGATGCTCTATGTGGCGGCAGGCACTCTTATTGTTGGCGCAGCCGCCGGATATAAAGTCCGCGACTGGCAGTGTGATGCGGCATATTCCAAGGCTATAGAGAAGGCCCAGAAGGAACGTGCAGCCAAGGAGAAGGTGGTATATGATGTTTCGCAAACTTACGAGGTCGAGCGAGATCAAGCCAATGTCGTGGCAACCGAACGCACCAACACCATACGTGAAATATACAAAACGGCTCCTGCCGTTCCTGTTGATTGCTCTGCTCCTGAGCCTGTGCGCCGGTTGCTCGAAAGCAGTGTCCGTGACGCCAATGCCGCTTCCTCCGGCAAACCTAGCGTCGAAGTGTCCGATGCTGCAGAGCCCGCCAATATCTTTAATCGACCCTGAGCGTTCACTCTGGGAAGCTGACATCATTGCCAAATACGCCGATTGCAGTGTCAAGCACCGCTTGACAGTTGAAGCATGGATAAGGGCCGTAGAGGCCCGCTAACGTAAGGATATTTTATGGCCGCGCCAATCTGTTCAGACGATGAGTTCATTCGCGCATGGGAACTAGGGGGAGGCAGCCCCACAAAAGTTGCCAAAATTCTCAGCACGACTGAGCGCAATATCTACGCCAAACGCAGCACCCTCGCGCAGCGTGGTATCATCCTGAAGAGCGTTCCAACACACGGGCCGACGAAATGGAGCGCCGACGACGCGGGCCGTGCCTACAAGCGTCAGATCGACCTCAACATCGACACTGGCCGCGCCATTGCCTTCTCTGACGCGCACTGGTGGCCCAACCAGATGCGTACCGTTGCCAACGAGGCGCTGCTGATCTTGACCAAGGAACTGAAGCCTCGCACCGTGTTTGCCAATGGTGACATCTTCGACGGCGCAGGCGTCAGCCGCCACGCTCCTCTGGGCTGGGCTGAGTTGCCGTCCGTCAAGGAGGAACTTGAGGCGTGTCAGGGTCGCCTTGCAGAAATCGAAGACGTGTTGCCAAAAGGCTGCACCAAGATTTGGAACGTCGGCAACCACGACGCCCGCTTTGACCGCGCGCTTTGCACCAGCGCCGGAGAGTATGAAGGCGTTGTGCAGAGGCTTGAAGAAAAGTTTGACCGCTGGGACTTTACGTGGTCCACGATGGTCAACGAGAATTTGATGGTCAAGCACCGCTACCACAACGGCATCCACGCAACTTACAACAACACCCTGAAATCAGGCCGGAGCATTGTCACCGGCCACTTGCACAGATTGGCCGTGACGCCGTGGGCGGACTACAACGGACGCCGCTACGGCGTGGACACAGGGACGCTCTCTAACCCGCACGGCCCGCAGTTCGACTATGCGGAGAACAACCCGTCGCCGCACACGTCAGGCTTCGCTGTGCTGACGTTCAAGGATGGCTTGCTGCTGCCACCTGAGTTGGTCGAAGTCATCAACGAAAAAGCTTACTTCCGGGGTGAATGCGTCTTTGACGGAACTATTGACTGACGACCCGGTTCAGGTACCAAATGGCCTTCTCAAGGCTTTCATTCTGGCCCTTGTGGCGCTCACGCCAAATGTACTTCAGGGCATTGCCCTTGCAGTAACCGCGAAACTCTTCTGGTGTCAGGGCCGCTTCAATGCCGTCAATCGTCTCAATGCCGCCCTGCGTGTAATGCTCAGGGCTGTTGACCATATCTTTTTTGGTATAAATGGCCTCGTTTGCAGCCTTAATCGTTTCGTGTATGTTCATGACGTAAGGGCCTTAACCTTGCCAATGAAAAGAGGGTTGATCGCGATCTTGCCAACGCTGTAAAAGTTAGCATTGCCTGCCACCGCACCGTTGTCCTTATAGATCTCATCGACAATGACAAAGTCAGCGTGACTCATAACGTCAGTCAGCTCTTCCAAGCTCTTGGCCGGATGCTCACCAATGATCTGATGGACTGAATTACCGCTACGGGACGGCATGTTCATTGTGATCTGAAATCTCATACGAATATCCTCAAAAAGATGGGCGGGACATAGCATCCCGCCCACCCCCTTGTCCATTAGCCGAAATCGTCATCCGACGTAGATGCGGCTGTAGGAGCGGACACCTGCGTTGAGCCAGTCGAAGGAGGCGATGCAGGGGCTGTCTGCGCGGGCGCGGGGACGGCATCACCACCATTCTTGGGGCTGAACACAAGGTCGGCAGGACGATCAACCCAGCTTGTGATCCTGAAGACCGGGGCATAGTTGGTCGTTTTCACGGCGTTGCCCTTCTCGTCGCGACCCTGCGTGACGATGGGAACGGTCGTTTCAAGTGCGACAACGGGAAGCTTGCCCGGATTAGCCTTGGAGCCAGCCATGTATTCGGTATGGCAGGTGTCGAAGGCGCTCAGCACAGCCTTAGCCGTCGAGGCGATCTCGCGGATGTCGCCACCGCAATCCTTGCCAAGCTTCAGCATCATGCGGATGCCCTGACGGAACTTGCCGCCCGGATTTTCCGGCATGGGCTGGTAAATCGGCGCGACCTTGAATTCAGGCGCTGATCCGGCTGGGAAGTGGATAAAGCCCACCTCAATGTTCTCAAAGTCCATGACGGCCTTGAACGAACTGGTGATGTCCACAGGGTTGTTGACCCCGTCAGAGCGGTCGATGCGGAAGAACCGGCCAGCCCGCGCGTCAAACTTGACAATGGGGATGATGTCGCCAGCGGACGACTCATAATTGAAACCAAAAGCCATTTGCATTTTCCTTTTATGGCGCTGTTTAGCCAGACGCCTAGCTTCCCCGCACTGTGCGGAAACTGGTTAGATGCCCCAAATCTCAAACGCTTGCTGGCGCGAAATTGGGTCATTGAAATAAAAGCTATCCGTGTCCGGAACGACGAACGACGCCAATTCCATAGGATCGTCGCTGAGAGCCAAGAAGCGCTGAATGGTCAGCCCGATCTTGCCAAGCGCCTCGACGTGTTCACGGGCGTTCTCAAGGGCATACGTGGCATGCTTCTTGGGCGTGATGTATGTGACCCGCGCAGACAGGTTGTCGCCCCTCGCGGCGCGATATAGGGCCACCTGACGGGCATGCGGCTGGCTAATCTTGCTTGGCAGGGCGTGAGATGTCTTGAGGTCAGTCAACATCCCGTGCTGCTCCCACTCAAAGTCATAGTAGCCGATCATGGGCACAAGCAGGCCGTCGTAATCAAGGCTGATGAGCCCTTGAGCGGACGACGGCGTCCCGTAACCGCGCAACTCCCGCAGGCCCATCTCGACCATGTCAGGGATTGCCTTACGCTCTTTATCAACCTTCTCGCCGCTAATAAAAGCAGCCAGCGTGTTAAACTTCTCCAGCGCGACATTGGTACAGTCGGTTAAAGAGGCGTCAAGATTGAAAAGCCCGTGAGAGACGCCATCCTCAACTGCCGTGCCGCGATAGGCGGCAGGCCCGACAGCCGACGTTTTCTTGAGGCACTTCTTCATGACGAAGGTGGCTGGGGAGGACGTGAACAGGTTGCACGTCGATGGCGACAGATGCTCAATGCCGTGCTTTTCAAATGGATTGCTCATTATTCTGCCTCAATAACAATACGATAAGATTGACCATTGCGGTCAACAATGCGAAGCGACGAAACATCGCTTTGAAGGTCTGATTTTATCGACCTTGGAGCAGAAAGCAAGCCCTCAGGATCTGCAAACGCAAACTGATGCGCGATGCGGTATGCTATGTATTCCTGCATTTTTGAATATGTCTGCATAATGTCTCCATAAAATTGGTAATTGATAAGGTGACAGGACAGTACGCCCTGAAAAAAATTTCGTCAAGCGATAAAATGCTGTTGACAGGCAGGGCGGTGCGCCCGTAACTGGCCACCGCCACAGGCGAAATAATTATTGGAGGTATTTTATGAGCAACCCGCAAGTGACTGAAATCATTAAGAAAGCGCACAAGGCGTTCAAGCGCGCAGATAAAATCACGCAGCGAAAGCGCGACAGCGAAAATGAAATTAAGGCGCTGTGCCAAGAATATAGCAGCGCAATGAGAGTTTGGAACTGGCAGCCGCATATGCTGCGTCAGGCAGTGGAGACGCGACTGGGAAAAAAGATTTCTTGACACGTTAGGGCGCTTCGCCCTAGCTAACAATGCGACACCTATCAAAAATGGAGTGACAATGAAGCAGACAAAGGAAGATTTTGCGTTAGCGCGAGGGGTTTTGGGCATGACTGCACCAGAAATGGCTAGGGCCCTGCGTATGGGTAAGGGGTCAGATCGCACAATCCGACGCTATGAAAGCGGAGAGTGCCCTGTGCCCGGACCAACGTCGGTTGCAGTTGAAGCATTGCTGACTGGATTTCGTCCAGAAGGCTTTGATTTAAAGTGACCGTAATCCCAATCGACCACATTGAAACGATTGATGACCTCATCAATGAAATGGCAGCGGCCATCGGCCCTTATGCCTTTTCAAAGAAGGGATCTGATCAAGAGCAAAATCTCTGTCGCATGGCAGCGAGAAGGGCTTTGACAGTTTGCGCGCCAATAATAGTGCGTGAGGCTGCGGCCTTAGCTGGCGATAACGCAGAGATTGCCTCCAACATTATGCGATTGAATGATATTTTTTAACATCAAAACGAAAGGAATGACATGATTGAAGATTTAGCAAGAATGAATGAGGAGCAGCTTTGGGCTGCCAGCAATGAGGTTCAAAATTTCCTCATGAATATAACGTCGCATCCGGGTGACAGCCTTGGCGCAGCGGCCATGGTCTTTGTCAACTTGCTCGCATCTGGGATTGCATGCGGGGCTGTGCAGAGGGAAGTTTTTGATCAGCTTATGCTGGGCGTCCGCGAAAGCGTTGATGAAACCGTCAATGCAATCATGGAAGAAATGGCAGCAAAGTCTGCATTTGAAACCATTCAATAAAGGAGCAGAAATGAAAGACGATCACGTTTACCCCCGCCAGACAGGCGCTGGCCCAACACCGGGGATGGAACTTCGCGACTGGTTTGCAGGACAGGCGGTAATTGGCTTGCTGTCTAACCATAAGTACGATGATGATGACAGCGAGCATATTGCGCTTATGGCATACGGCGTAGCAAATTTTCTTATGGAAGAACGGGAGCAAAACTGATGTCTGATATTGAATTTATCTTTGGGCAGGCTGGTTCTGGGAAGTCATTTTCCCACGCCGGTATTGCGATAGCAGCGGGACTGCTTCCGCTCCTGTCAACTAAGGAGGCTTCTGCCATCCTTGGCGTGTCAATCGGAACGCTGGCTAAGTGGCGTGTAGAAGGTAGCGGGCCTAAGTTTATTAAGTCCAATCGGATTGTTGGTTATGATCAAAAAGATATTGCAGATTGGATAAGCTCAAGGCGTGTTTCCTCCACTATTGAAGGAGCATCGGCAATCAACACAAACAAGGAGCAAAACTGATGTCTTACCAGATCACAGCCGCAGAGCTGCGCCAGTACATTGAGCGCATTGAGCGCCTTGAGGAGGAAAAGAAGGAAACCTCCGACCTTATCAAGGACGTTTACAGGGAGGCCAAGGGTCAGGGTTACGAAACCAAGAGTATGAAGCAGATCATCCGCCTGCGCCGCATGGAAAAGCATGCGCGTGACGAAGAAGAGGCGTTGCTCGACACATACAAGGAGGCTCTGGGCCTGTGATCATTCTTGGCATCGATCCCGGCCTGAGTGGGGCGCTGGCGCTCTACGACACGGCGGAAGGATCCGTTGAGGTGATCGACATGCCGGTGCTGGAACTTATCCGAAACGGCAAGAAGAAGCGGGAGGTCAGCGCTCAGGCGCTGGCCAACCAGCTTGCAGGTCGAAACATCAAGGCGGCGTTCCTTGAGCGCGTCAACGCCATGCCCGGACAGGGTGTGACGTCTGTTTTTAGTTTTGGTCGATCATTGGGGATTGTCGAGGGCGTTCTTGCGGCATATGATATTCCTACAACGCTTGTGACGCCTCAGGCGTGGCAAAAGGCTGTCGGACAGCGCGCAGGTAAGGATGGAAGCCGTGAAAGGGTTATGCAACTCTTTCCGGCACAAGTTGACTTGTTCCAGCGCAAGAAGGACGATGGCCGATCTGATGCCGCCCTTATAGCATATTACGGAGCGAAGTCTCTTTAACCACCTATCGATCAGGGGCCGAATGTGGAAAATATACAATTTGATTACGATTTTGCAGGTCCTGCTGACTATGCCAAAATGTACCGCCAACTGGGCATTCAGGTCGTACCGGCCAAGATGCCCCGCGAAGACAAGGCGTGGAAGCGCCCTGTCATAAAGTGGCGCGATTACGAAGATCACATTGCTGACGACGATACCTTCAATGGCTGGTTTGGCGAGGGTGGTGAATTCCGCTCTCGCCCCAACATGGGCATTATCACTGGCAATGCGTCTGACGGGACCTTTGTCCTCGACATTGACAGCCACAACCACCCAGAAGCCAAGACGTGGCTGGATGATCTGATTGACTGCCACAACCATGGACTGCCGATCAGCGCGCCTACACAGCGCACTGGCGGCGGCGGATTGCAGTTGCTGTTCAAGGCTCCTGACGGGTGGGTGTCACCCACCAACAAGACGACCATGGGCGTGGACATCAGGGGTCAGGGCGGCTTTGCCATGCTGCCTCCCAGCAAGCACGAGAGCGGCCAGTCTTATGAATGGCTCAAGGGTCGCGAACCTTGGAACACAGCTATTCCTGAAGCTCCTATGTGGCTGATTGAGGCCATTGACGAACTGCTGTCCCAATTCACTAAGGTTGAGCGCGGAGAGCGCACTGAGAGCCCTTCACAGGCAACAGATGCCTTTGGCCAGATTGTGGACGGTCGTGAAGATTATATGACGCGCCTGATCTGGGCGCGGGTCGTGCATCTGTACCGCGAATGCCCCTTTATCAGCGACAATGAGGCTGAAAAGGAAATGCGCGAGGCGTTCACGAAATACGATCAGAGCGTCAAAAGCAGGCTATTCGAACCGGGCACCCCCAACCATATCCTGCTGGAGCGGGAGGGTCGCGGCGCGTCTTTGTTTTTTCAAAAATGGAACATCGCCATGGGGCAGTGGGACGGTCGCGTAAAGGAGGCGGCGGCTGTCTCCGCACCAGAAAAAAAGCCCGATGCGTCTTTTCATGAGCAAACCGGTGACGGTGGAGACGGGGCCCACACGCTAACGCAATCCGACATCGATGTTTATGAAAGACTGAGCATTTCCGACATCAAGGCGCTGCCCGATCCCAAATACCTGATTGAGGGCATCGTCATCGAGAACTCGCTACTGTTTATGTACGGGCCTCCGGGATGCGGCAAGACGTTCATTAGCCTTAGTATGGCCTTGGCTATTGCTGCGGGGTTGCCTGAATGGTGGGGCCGCAAGATTTACAAGCATGGCCCTGTCGTGCTTCTGTCGAGCGAAGGCGTGGCGGATCTCAAGTTCCGCATCATGGCATGGGAAAAGGAAACCGGCATCAGCGTTGACAGCATCCCGTTTTATCTGATCCGTCAGACCATCAACTTCATGGCTGAGGCTGACGTCGATAAGCTTTTGCGGACGGTGCTGGACATAACCAACGAGCTGGGCGAACCGCCAGTCCTGATCAACGTGGACACCGTCAGCCGTGTGCTGCCGGGGGCTGATGAGAACCTACAGAAGGATATGACCCTGTTCATTTCCGCCTGTGATCGCGTCAGGGAGGTCTTTGGGTCTACCGTGGCGGGCATCCACCACACAAGCCGTAATGGCAACCTGCGTGGCTCTACGGTCTTTGATGGGGCTGGTGACGCCCTGCTGTCTATCACCCGCGAGGAGGGCGCTGAGATCGGTGAGATGTTGGCCAAGAAGATCAAGTCGGCACCTGACGGCTGGAAGCAGAACTTTCGTTTGAAGAAGGTGGAGATTGGCGACATCAAGGGGTCAACCAGCCTGTACGCTGAGCCTACAGACATTGAGGTTGGCGATGACGGAAAGATTGGCTGGCCCAGCAAGTCTATATGCCAGCAGGTCCTGTACGCCATGCAGGAGGCTTGGTCATCCAAGCGCCCATGGTCGAACCATTATCACGCCAAACGCGATGGACGTTATGCCTCCGCGATCATGGCAAGCCGCTGGGGCATTGAGCCTGAGATGGCTGAGCAAATGCTGGAAACATGGCTGATCAACGAGGTGATTGAAGTGAGCGTAGCGGATCATAAAACTAAGACCCGCGGGCTGAAGGTTTTGCGAAGCCTGTATGACGAAGGCGCTCCGCCGGTAAAAGCGATTTGGTATGAAGATTAATTGTTGACAAGATAGGGCGGTGCGCCCTAATGATCAGCATCTTAATTCTATGGAGGTCCTAATGCTTATCACACCACATGAGCGCCGCGTGGCATGGCTCAAGCAACTCTGCGAGGATTGCGGGGTTTGCTATAACGATGTCATGGGTCGCTCACGTTTCAAGCGCGTGAGCAACGTCCGCGCAGTGGCTTATCTCAAGTTTCGTGAGGACGGCTTGTCTCTCCCCACGATTGGCAAGTTCTTTGGCCGCGATCACACCACAGTCATGAAGGTAACCAATAACATGGTGAAAAATGGGAGTCGCTAGGGCAAACAGAAGCCCCGTTTTGGGCAGCCAAAGCAAGCTTGTTACGGATGAGTCTTACACAGATCCCAAGATGACCGCGCTTCATAAGGATATGCGGCAGGGCTCCCAGTTGCTGCTGGCCGCGATCATCCGCACTGGCAAGCTTTACCGGACAATGACGGATCAAGAAATCAAGAGCATGTATGCTTATTTAAGAGGAGATGAAAATTAATATGGAAAAGAATGTTAGCCTCCAGCAGGCATATGAAAAAATTAGAGAGCATTTTATCCAGCAGGGTCGGCCTGCCGTAGACATGCGGTACGAGTCAAAGCCATGCTACTATCGCCACAAGGATGGTGACGTCACGCTTATGTGCGCTGTCGGCTGCCTGATTGATGATGATGCTTATAATCGCAGCATTGAGGACAATTGCGTTGAGTCTGATGTCGTTATTGCGGCTTTGGAAAAGTCTGGATTGTCCCTGAGTGATCGCGGCAAGGCGTTTTTGTCCGACGCGCAAATGGCGCATGACCGCTGGGACCAGAACGATCTGCCTTGGGCCCTGAAAAAGCTTGATGAGGCGGCAGACCGCTATGGGCTGGTGTCGGCATGAAGAAATGGATTGCAGAACGCCTGATATTGCTGGCGGTTTGGCTCGACGTTGAGACGGTGGTTTATGCATCGCTCGACATCGTCAGATCGCTGAATGATGTAATTGAGAAGGGGGAAGGTGATGCCTGATGAGGAACTAGTGGAACGGATGCTGACCGTGTTTGAAGACACCCCAGAGATCGCATCATGGTATGAGCAGGATGAATGTGATTACTATGACTATTCGATGGGCGAGACGCGCACTCACCTGCTGGGCATGTGGGAGACGATGCAAGAGGCAGCGCAGCGCATCAAGGAGCTGAGCGCGCAGGTTAAGGCGCAGGGAGGCAAGGCATGATCGGCGACCCTCTGCTGTTCTTCGTGGTAAACGCAATTGTGGTTGCCATCGTCTACCTGATCGTAACGAATGTGAGGCGCAAATGACTGATACACCAGAAGACTGGGTGCTGATCGAAGCCGCGAAGCGGTGCGACATACACGGCGCTAACCTCTCTGGATTGCGGAGCCGTTATCAAGCGAACAGCGACCCGTTCCGCGCTCTCTGCGACATGATCGCCAAGCACGAACAGCAGCCCGTTGATCGCAAGATGCTGTGTGCGCGGGAGGCTGAAAGGGAGATGTGGCGCAAGGGCGAAGGCAACGTGTTTCTGGGTGTCCGCGCCATCGAACTTTGGATTAAAGGATATGGAGAATGAGAGAGTACGGACGCTGCCCCGCCTTCGGTTACGAGTGCGAGTATGTCTCAATGGTCGAAGCCCAAGCGGCAGAGATTGAGCGGCTGCGTGGGGCGTTGGAATATATTGTCCGCATAGACGACCACAACAAATCTTGCCCGTCAGAATTTGCGAACGTGGCCCGCGCAGCCCTAGCAGGAAAGGCAGAGCAATGACGATACACCTATCATGCGGCCACAAGGCTGAAGATGGATGCCTTGGCGTCTGCGTTGAATATGCAGATGAACAGTGCGTTGCTGGCGAAGGCTTTGTCCCCTGCACGGTCGAGGCGGTTTACTGCCACAAGTGCGCGATGGATTTAGCAGCAGCAGAGGAGCGCGCCAAGATCGTGGCGTATCTGCGTGAGGTGTGGCCAGATGGTGTGCGCCTCCGTGATAACATCCAAGCAAAGGAGCATTTGAAATGAGCGCATTTGGAATAACCTTCGTGGCCTTGGCGTTGTCGTGGCTGATTGGCCGCATCACGTCGGTGATCGACCACCCAATAGCCGACGTGATCCATATCATCTGCGTCCTGATATTCTTCGTCGCACTGGTGACCGGCGTTGTGCTGGTGGGGATGATGCTATGATGATTGAGATCGACCCAGTAGGTCTGGACGCGCTTGTCCGCGCATGGCTCAAGGACACGCTGGAGACGTTGGAGATTAACCTTTCCAGCGAGTATGTCCACCCAGAGGACAAAGAGACATACGAAAAAGACATTGAGGCCATCAAGCGGGTGCTGGATTATGTAGGAGAAGCAATATGAGAGCAACAGCAGTTTTCGCCCTGATGGAAGCGGGCAGTATAAACTTCAAAGAGGCCAGTAAGATCGCCTCACGGTTGGAGGCCAATGGGCTTACCATATATAAGAAGAAGGTCTTCAGGAACGGGCGCAGGCCCATTGCAGCGCGTCCCATGACACCTGCGCTGGCAAAGACCATCCGCGCATATTATGCGGCCAATCCTAAGGCTACCCAGCAGGAAATCGCCAACAGGTTTAACGTCAATATCGGGCGCGTGAGTGAGGTGCTGTCGTAAGGCAGTGAGGCAATTTAAATTAAATCGGAGAATAATTATGAACGAATATCAATTTACGAATGACTGGTTTAGCGGAAATATCCCCAACTGGCTGAACCTGCTTGCAAGCCTGCCTGAGCGCGACCCTGAGGGTGGGCGCAAGTTCCTTGAGATCGGATCCTTTGAAGGCCGCAGCACCGTCTGGACCATCCAGAATATGATGCAGAAGGGCGATTACATGCTCTGTGTCGACACATGGAAGGGCGGAGAGGAGCATGCCAGCGAGGACATGGACTGCGTTTGTGACCGGTTCATACACAACATTGGCTTTGCCTTTGACGAAACAGGCATTGCGGCTGATTATGCCCGTGGCTTGTCAACAGAGATCATAGCCCGTGAAATTGGCCTGTGCTTCAAATACCCATCAATGTACGACTTCATCTATATCGACGGCAGCCACGTTGCCAAGGACGTTCTGACGGACGCCTGCATGGCTTGGCAGATCCTAAAGCCCCAAGGCATTATGGTGTTTGATGATTACCTGTGGGGCGTCCCCCGCGACGTCCTGCACCGTCCAAAGCCTGCTATTGATGCCTTCACAACCATCTTCGCGGAGGAGGCTGAGATCATAAGCAATGGCTATCAGGTTGCGGTCAAAAAGAGGGTTTAACGATGGCGGAGGTAACCAAAATCTACTTCCGCCAAGTGGCGGAGGTAAATAGCAATCTACTTCCGCCTACTTCCGCAAATGGCGGATTTGCACGGCGGAGGTAGGCGGAGGTAGCTGGCGGAGGTAAGTGGCGGAGGTAAATCAGAGTTACTTCCGCTTACTTCCGCAAATGGCGGTTTTCTGCGGCGGAGGTAGGCGGAAGTAAATTGGCGGAAGTAACCTGATACTAAACGTATACAGAGGGTTGGCATGTTAGCCGTTTGCCCATACGCTCTCAGGGTTGTTCGCGATATGCGGAAGCTTTCTCCGACGCGGAAGGTCGCTTGTCGCTCCCATCCGCTCTCCCTCCGGTCGCGGATAATGCATCCGCTAAGCGTGTGGGGAAACAGGGTGGATGGCTGGATGGAGGATTGCATGGCGAGGCGTATGCCCAGTGTTGGTGAGGTCGGGGTGCGATATGGCCAGAGGAACTATCTGAGGACGCAGGAGCATCTTTTGATGGCCAGACGGGGGAAGTGGCATCTGGTTGTTTGTCCCGATAAATGCATGGCCGGTTGGATTAATGTGAAATTGCATTTGGATGAGAAGGCCAGCAAGAATGTTTTTGAGGTCGGGGTGTTCGACGGAAAGGCAGCGCCCAAGGCAGATGTCAGGATCCTGATGGAGCATCACCCAAAGATGTTGGCATGGGTGCTGGACAGGGTTGCGGCATATGCTGATGGCAAGTTGGTGTTGAAGAAGGAGGTCGGTACGCCTGTGGTGTATGCCCAAAACCGACGCTGGAAGATTTTATCGAAGGGATGATTTTATGGCCAAGGTCGGAACGAAAAAGCACATGAAGGAAAACCAATGGCGCACGATCCTTCCCAAGGAGCGCAGACACGATGCAGCGCCATGGCAAGAGACGTATGGCATGTACATCACAGGCCAGTCTTGGATTGATGAGTTGACGATGTGCGTCGAGCGCATGGAGCATAAGTGGGGTGCGGGCAGGCTGCGCCTGCTGGTCGGTGCTGATCTGCGGGACAAGTTCGACCGCCAAAGGTTCCTGACCAATCAGGCAGTGTTCCATGGCGGGTTGGAGGATCTTAAGACGCAGTGCAAGCGCATGATCAATGGCTGGAACGCGCTCGATAAGGCCGCAGATGAAATGGGGCTGGAGCGCTGCCCGCCTGAGGCTTGGGACGTCGTGGGAGAGGCTGGGACAGTCTACGTGATTGTCAGGACTCTGGATGACACCAAGGACTATCGGATGGGCCGCAAGAACGTCTGCGTGTACTCATTGGATGAGGTCGCTGTGATATTGGACGCTCAGAGCCCGCTGGAGGCCTTTAAGAGCGCATTTGAGGAGGCTGAGGTGGTTAGGGTGCGGAGAAGTGTTGGAGACGCTCTGAGCGACCTTGAGGACACCCAGAGCGCCTTGGAGGATGAAATACCCTTTTAGGGACGTTCCTGAGAACTGTATGGAGGCGGCACAGGGATGTTCTTCTTGAGCCACCTTGGGGTGATCCGGCCCTCCTCAAGGGCCTTCAGCAGGAGGGAAACGGACTGGGGGATCGGGGTGTCGCCGTTAGCCCATTTGCGGCCATGGCGATGCGTCACCCCTGTGATCCACGAAACATCAACCTGACGAAGGCCCATGCGTTGCAGGGCTGCCCGATATTCGTCTGTGGTCATCAGTCCCACCAGTCTCTGTCTGATCCACCTGCCCCACCAAAGCCAAGGGCAATGATGAGGCAGGCTGCGATCAGGAGCATGAAGCCAGCATGCAAGGCCTTACTCTCCCTCAAGTCGGACATAAACAGGCGCGCTGACTTCCTCAGGCCTTGCGATGCTTACAACGAAGTCAACGGTGCCGTCCCGATAGGTGACGTAATCGCCTGCTTTGCTGTCGTATTTATGAGACAGTTTGGCGGCTTTGCTCATCACGTTGAGCAGCGTTTGAACGTCGGACAGTTCGATCAGGTAATCGGTATATTCGAGACGGATCTTGGCGTATTGCTTGGTCATATTAAAGTTCCTCTGGGTTGATAAGTGACTTGGGCGCAGGGTCGATGGAATAGATCGCGCCCTGCTCAGTGAGAAAGTCGGCTGCGTCGTAAGTGACGTCGGCGTCGTGTTCGAAGTGGACGATGTCAAAGCGATCATAGGCTGCGCGCTTTGCGTCCAGATAGGTTGGGTAAGTCCCAAGCACCTCACGGCGCGTCAGGGTTGCGTGTGAAATAATCTGATGCGCCATGGGTGCTGGTCCTTTCGTTTATGACTTGCGGGCTGCAAGCTTGAGGGCGGTATAACCAGAGGTCCTCTTCTGGTTTGCCTTTGCGAACGATGCGAACTTCTTTTCGCCCAGCAGTTCACGAAGCTTGGCTTCGACAGCTTTGGGGTCGGTCGAGAAGCGGTCATCGACCACGCAGACGGTTGCGGTGAACAGGTCGCCGTCATAGCTGCCTGCGCCAAGGGCCTTGATGTCTGCGGACAGCTTGTCAGCGACTGCTGAAAGGTCTGCGATCTGCGCCTTGATCTCGCCCAACTGGTCGATGTCGCAGAGGTTGTGGGCGCGTGAGAAAACTGTTGCCATGTTGTGTCTCCAATAAAATCAGGTTTGATAAGGTTTGTGCGGTTCGCTTTTCGCTGCCGCCTGATCGGGATAGGGCAATATGCCCTACCCGTCAAGCCCCGTTTGATATTATGCTGCAAGTTTTTCGATAAGTGCCTCCTGATTGATTAAGAAAGTCGATGAGCGTTTTGCCTGCGAGGAAGCGCTAAAAATGGCGCGTTTGTCAGCTTTTAGGACCTTTAGCCACGATGCAAGGTAGCTGGTGTGCTGCAAGCCTTCGAGCGGGATGCCCATTTGCGCGCAGACAAAGGCACTGCCGATCTCAGCGACCAACTCTTCGAACGCATAGGCGTCATCGCCAAAGCGCTTGCCAAACTGACGGTCGCAGCGCGACTTGTGCCCAGTCCAGTGGACCAGTTCGTGGGCGAGGGTTGCGGCGTATGCGTCAGGGCTGCTGAAGCTTTCGGCGGTGGGCATCCCGATAAAGTCGCGGTCGGGGCTGTAGTAGGCCTTGTTGCCGCCATGCTGCACGTCTGCGCCGACACGGGCTGCCAGTGCGTTGATGGACGTATCACCTGCGACCACAGGCTCCATGCCCTTGAGCTTGGCGGGGTCGAGCCCGTCGCACTGCTGCACGTTGAAGACGGTAAAGCCCTTGGCGAACGGGACCACCTTCACGGTGCCATCGTCCTGCTGGATCTTGGGGAAGGACCAGAACACGATGTGCGTGCCCTTCTCGCCCTTGCGGACCTGCCCGCCCAGTTCAGCCGCCTGCTTGTACGTCAGCCAGCCGTCGGTGGCATAGGCGGAGCAGGACAGCACCAGCCAGTTGATGCCATTGTATGCGCGCCCTGTGGCTGCGTTGTGCGGGCCTGAGCCGCCGCACTTGCCGTCAGCCCATGGCTTGAGCCAAGGGGCCGCGCCTGTTTCGAGGGCAGCCACAATGCGGTCGGTCACGTCTTGGTAGATGTCGAACTTGGTGTTCATGTCGTTTCTCCGTGGTTGATGCCTCCTTCTAGGGCGGGCTGCCCTGTCTGTAAACAGGAGACTGTTCCATTATGGCAGGGCATCTCGCCCGCATTGGTATCAGTTGCGTTTGACCATCAGGGCGCGCCGCCCTAGAGATAGGTGGTCAACAAGGAGCAACCGACATGCGTTACATAGTGAGCATCCTCTTCCAAGACGGCTGGGAAGATTACGCAGCCTTCGCCTATCATCAGGACGCCATCCGCTATTGCGAGGTGGGCTCAGGCAACTGGCCCAACAGACTGTTCCGCATCAGCAGCGATGCAAACAGCGAATACGTCGATGTGTACTATCGCAACGGCGTTGAGACCTCAGACGTGGAGATAGCAGCATGACCAACACCTATCAGGCCTATGTCGAGGTCGTGACCGACGATGGCACCCAGCGCACAGAGTGGACAGGCCTGCGCGAGGGTCAGGCGCGATGGCGCTATCACTGGATCAGGCGCATGTTCTGGAATGGCCAGATCAAACGCCTCAAGACCTTTGGCTGGAGGGAAGAGCCATGAACGGCAAGGACAGCGCCCTGATCGTCACCGCCCTCACGCTCATGCTGGAGGATCTGCGCGGACGCGCCCGTCGCGCCACGTCGGACCAGACCAGCGCCGACCTGCTCAGGGACGTTGCGCGTTGCACTGAGCTGCGCGACCGCATCATCGACACCGACAGCATGTGGGGCTGAGCGCCTCGCGCCCGTCGCCTGTGCGTCGGCGCGCCGCTGGCGCGTCGGCGCGCTTGCGCGCCTGCGCTGCGCGCACGGCAGCCGTCAGGCTGCACACAAGCACGTCTGCCTGAAAGGCAGTCTGCTATCAGAAAACAGACATCTGTCCAAAGGACAGTCAGCTATTTGTGAGGTTGGAAAAGTGTGTCGTAAGTAGGTAGGGGGTACACCCCTTTTCTATTAGAATTAGGTACCATGGGGGGTTACATGCAACCGACCCGCAATACGACCACAAAAAGCACATTTGCACAAATACCCTCTTGCACGTTAGCAAAACCGCATATAGAGCAGACAGGCATTCAGTGGCTCCTCCTCTGATCCAAACTCAGCCAGTTAGCTACCCCCCGGTAGTTAGCTGGCTGTTTTTTATGCACAAAGGCATCCTGCCCCGCAAAGGGGGTACCCCATTGACAAATAAAAGGGGGTGGGGGTATTTTTAGAAACAGACTCCCCCGGCCTCTCAATGCGAACGGCTTGATCAGCTTAGTAGTGAAGCACACTGCGGGGAGTCACTGCCATCCTTGCTCAATGGCCCAATTCGTATTAGATAGGGGCATATTCAATTAAGTGAGCATATCGATGGCGTCCAAATCCAAAAGCCTTGTCATACAGGACGGAGAGCCAACGGATGTTGATGGCAGCGGCGTCGATAAGCGCTTTACCGTGTCGCCCATCCGCGCATTGCTGCCGGATAAAGGTGCGCGGCGCAAAAGCCCGCTGGAGCATATTCCGACTGAAAAGAGCCGCAAGGGTGTGCTGCATGCCGTTGGCCTTGGGATGAACCAAGAGAATATTGCCAAAGTGATGGGGATCAGCGAAAACGCCTTGAAGAACCATTACCGCGAGGAGTTGAGCATTGGCCTGAACGTCCTGATGGATGACGTGAAGACCAACCTGTACAACATCGCCCGCGACCCGGCACACAAGGGGACGGTGCAGGCCGGTATATATTTGCTCAGCCGCTTGGGTGGCGATGCGTTCAAGGACGTCAAGCGCATTGAGATGACCGGAGCTGACGGCAAGGCCCTTGAGATCAGCCAAAAGACCCAGACCGTTGACCCGCGTTTGCTGGATGCAGACCAACGCGAAGCGCTGCGGGACATTTTGAACTCCGCCCTGAGGCTGGCAGCGCCATCCGCACAGGCACAAGAAGAAGCCATTGATGGCGAATATGAGGAAGTATAAGATGATGGATCCGATTGATTGGGTCACAATGACATTTGACCCTCAACTGTCTGTGAACGTGCGTAATCTAATCCGTGCAATGCGCGGTGAGGTGGTCACGCTGAGCAAGGACCAGTGGGAAGATTACAAGGAATGCTGCGCTGACATAATGGAGCAGTTCTTGGAAATGCGGAAAGAGCGGGGATAATGATCGACTTCGACATTTCGAAGATCGACATCCAGCGCCAGTTGATGGAGTTGGACCGGGCTGACTGTGAGGAAAGCCTGTATTATTTCCTGACCAATGCGTGGAAGTACATTGACGCCAGCACATGGAAAGATGGTTGGCCAATTGAAGCTGTGGCTGAACATTTGCAGGCGGTGGTTGATGGCGACATCAAGCGCCTGATTGTCAACATCCCGCCGCGCATGGGCAAGTCCACCATTACGTCTGTGGCGTTCCCCGCATGGACGTGGGCGCAGCCTGACCAGTCAGCCACGTCAGGGCCGGGTGTGCAGTTCCTGATGGCCTCCTACGCCAACCAGCTTGTGCTGCGCGACAGCGTCAAGTGCCGCCGTTTGATTGAGAGTCCGTGGTACCAAAGCATGTGGGGTGAGCGCTTCAAGCTGAACTCCGACCAGAACACCAAGTCGCGCTTCTCCAACGACCACGGCGGTGAGCGCCTGATCACGTCCGTTGGCGCTGCGGTGACGGGTGAAGGGGGTTCGATCATCGTCATCGATGACCCTAACTCCGCATCTGAGGCCTTCTCTGAGGCTAACATCGAAAGCACGATTGAGTGGTGGGATGGCACCATGTCCACCCGTCTCAATGATGCCAAAACGGGTGCATATGTCATTATTCAGCAGAGGCTGGCTGAAAACGACCTGACCGGGCACGTCATTGAGAAGGATGTGGGCGAGTGGACGCATCTCTGCCTGCCCATGAAGTACGAAGCCGACCGATCCTTTGTGACCAACATCGGTTGGAAGGACCCGCGCACGGAAGAGGGCGAGTTGCTGTGGCCAGATCGCTTTGGGACCAAGGAAGTGTTCAATCTGGAGCGCTCCCTTGGCCCATTTATGTCGGCAGGTCAGCTTCAGCAGCGCCCTGAGCCTGCGGGTGGTGGTGTCATCAAGCGCGAATGGTGGAAATTGTGGGAGGAGCAAAGCTATCCGCCCATGGATTACATCATCGCGTCCCTTGACACGGCGTACACGACCAAAACCACCAACGATTACTCCGCCATTTCCATCTGGGGCGTGTTCACCACCGACTCCACGGCCATCGCCAACCGCATTTTGGACAAGGACGGGCGTCCAATGTACTTTGACAGGGGGTATGCGGAGATTGCACCGCGCCTGATGCTGATGCATGCGTGGCAGGAGCGCCTTGAATTCCACGATCTGGTCGAAAAGGTCGCAAAAACCTGTAAGTCATTGAAAGTAGACAAGCTTTTGGTGGAAAATAAGGCCGCTGGCATTTCCGTTTCTCAGGAATTGCGGCGACTTTATGGCAGTGAGGGCTTTGCCGTGCAGCTTTCCGACCCCAAGAGCCAAGATAAGCTGTCACGTTTGTACTCTGTGCAGCATTTATTCGCTGACGGCATGGTTTATGCACCCGACAAGGTGTGGGCGGAGACCGTAATTACGCAGGTCGGGCAGTTCCCCAAAGGCAAGCACGACGATTTGGTCGACACGGTGTCTATGAGCATCCGCCATTTGCGTGATATTGGACTTTTGACGCGGTCGCAGGAGCGCATCGAAGAAATTGAGGGCATGAAGACATATCCGGGCAAGCAATCTGTACCCCTGTACCCGGCATGATGGAGGATTTATGAGGTATACCGGTCACGTTAACGCATCCTGCATGGTCGACGACCTTGGCCAGCGCCAGTTTGAAGTCAGGGTATGGGGTGAGCCACCTTTCGACCATGAGCGGACCTATACATTGAACGCCAAAGATGATAATTCGGCGGCTAAAGAGGGTTTGCGTCTCTTTTGCGATGAAATGGAATGCCTTAGGGACGCGGAAACGAAGGAAGACTGATGGCAACGCAACCGGGCCTCGCTCCAATGAACATTCGCCAGCTTGCACCTGAAGAGCCGGGTGCAATTGACACGTCACCGATCCAGATCGACTTTGCAGACGAGTCTGGCGACAAGCCTGAGACAGACGCAAACGGAAATATCATCTCCATTGAGCATGATGATGGTTCAATTACCGTCTCCCTCGACGGAAACCCCCTTGAGTCGGCTGAAAATGACTCTGACGGCGAATGGTTTGGCAATCTGGTCGACGACATTGACGAAGGTGAGCTTAATCGCATTTCCGGCGACTTATTTCGAGGGATTGACGACGATTTGCTGTCACGCAAGGACTGGATTGAGACGCGGGCGCAGGGCATCAAGCTTCTTGGCCTGAAAATCGAAATTCCGGGGCTCACAGGGGCCACTGACGGGGCTCCGGTCGAGGGCATGTCCCGTGTACGCCATCCACTTCTGCTGGAGGCTGTGCTACGCTTTCAGGCCAACTCGCGCTCTGAGTTGCTGCCCACAGATGGGCCTGTGAAGATCCGCAACGACGACAACAACTCGACATTGCAGGAAGATCAGATTGCAAACGCCCTTGAGCGCGACCTCAACCACTATCTGACGTCTACGGCGACGGAATACTACCCGGATACCGACCGCATGCTGCTCATGCTGGGCTTTGGCGGCACGTCGTTCAAGAAGGTTTACTACTGCCCGCTGCGTAATCGCCCGGTTTCGGAGACTGTTGACGCTGATGACCTGATCGTCAGCAACGACGCGACCGATCTTTCCAATGCGCGCCGCATCACCCACCGGATTATGATGCGCCCATCCATTGTGAAGCGGATGCAGATCCTTGGCGTCTACCGCGACGTTGATCTGGGGACGCCCAGCATGCGCCGTCTGGATCCCTTGCAGCGCGAAGAGCGTGACCAGCAGGGCATTTCGGCTGAGTCCACCAACCCTCTGGACCGCGACCGCGAAATCTACGAATGCTATTGCGAACTGGACATCAAGGGCTTTGAGCATAAGCACAAGGGCAAGGTGTCGGGCCTCGAAATCCCATACCGCGTGACCGTTGACGTTTCGTCGAAGGAAATCCTGTCCATCGTCCGCAACTTCGACGAAGACACGGCAGACCTGCCAATGGCGAAGAAAAACTTCGTTAAATATACGTTCGTACCGGGCCTTGGCTTCTACGACATCGGCCTCCTGCACATTCTGGGCAACACGACTAATGCCATTACGGCTGCATGGCGCGAGTTGCTGGACGCAGGCATGTATTCCAACTTCCCCGGCTTCCTGATGGCCGACACCGGGGCTCGACAGAACACAAACATCTTCCGCGTTCCACCGGGCGGTGGCGCTCTTGTGAAGACCGGTGGCATGCCGATCTCACAAGCCGTCATGCCTTTGCCGTATCAGCCGCCGTCGCAGGCCCTGATGCAGCTTGTGGGCGACATGGCCCAGACCGGCATGCGTATTGGCGGAACGTCTGAGCAGCAAGTCGGTGAGGGTCGCGCTGACGCTCCGGTGGGCACGACCATTGCAATGATCGAACAGGCCACCAAGGTCATGAACGCCGTCCACAAGCGCCTCCACGCAGCACAGGCTGAAGAGTTCCGCCTGCTGTGCGACTGCTTCCGCGAGAACCCGGAAAGCTTCTGGCAGCGCAACTCCAAGCCGACCATGCCGTGGGATCAGCAGACCTTCCTTCAGGCGCTTGAGGATTACGACCTCACGCCTCAGGCCGACCCAAACACCGCATCGCATGGTCAGCGCATCATGAAGATCACGGCGTTGAAGCAGCTTCAGCAGGCAAACCCGTCGATGTACGATCCAATCGCCATCGACACTGCCGCCTTGCAGGCCATTGGCTGGTCCAACCCGTCGCAGTTCATGGCACCGCCAAACGCTCAGGCATCGCCGCCGCCGGAACTGTTGCAGGCTCAGGCCAAGATGAAGAACGACGAAATGACCGCCAATGCGCGTCTGATGGAAGCGCAGGCACGGGCGGCAGAAACGCAGGCGAAGATCCAGTCCGGTGCCTTTGCGCCCAAGCAGGACGCGCCAGACATGGGTCAGGCAGCCCTCACCGCCGCGCAGGCGGATTTGATGAATGCTCAGACCAAACGCAGCGAAATTGGTGTCCGCCACCAAGAGCGCATGGTAGAAGACCAGAACCGCGATTTGGATCGTCAGAGCCGTGAGCGTGTTGCCATGTTGCAGCTTGCCCGCGACCTTGTGATGCATCCGGAGCAGGCTGAGGCTGTCGAACCCTTGGCGGGCCCGTCAGAGCGCAAATTTGATAAGGGCGAAGGTGAATGAAAGACCCAAAGGCCATCCGCAAAGCAATCATGACCGCCAAGAACATCGCGGCTATGGTCGATCCCCACTTTGCGCGTGTGCCTTTGCCTGAAATCGGTGAGCCTGCCCCTGAGATGATGATGCCGCCCCGGCAGTTTTCTGGTGGCGGTGGTGTTGAAGGTCACGTCGTCAACAACCCAATGTCGATCTTCCCCAAGCCTCAGCGCATGTGGGACGAGGATATGCCCGGTGGCGCATACCTCTCCATGCCAGACAAGGCTGACGTCACGGGGCATCGGGCCGCGCAGGCCTCCATCGGCATCGGTGAGGGCGGCAAGCCGTATTTCCACGCCTCACGCGACGAGGTTGATGAAACGGGCACACCCGGCAAGGGCAGCGCGCTGGTCAAGACCAACCTGTTCAAGCAGAAGGCTGGATGGCGCTGGATGCATGCGCCTGAGGGCCATGAAGGCACTGGCACCATCGTCTCCGTCGAGCATCGTGGCAACCACCACTATGTCCTTGACGCGCACTTCCCCAACGGTGTTGAACTCAGCCACTATCCCAATGCGCCGTCTGAGCCCCGCCTGCGCCCCACCACCCGTGGGAACGTAGAGCTTGGGCCGCAGGTCGGATCAATCCTCGTTCGTGGCCGCGAACACCCTGTCCACAGCCACGCTATTGTGCGCGAGTACGGCGGGCGCGTGGGCTATGCTGATGGCGGTACACCTGATGAGGCCCCCGACTATTCATCACCCGACAACCTTGGCCTTTACAGCCACGCAGCAGCGACAGCAGCCAGCCTCCCGCAGGCGAAGGCATCGCCGGATGAATTCCGCAACATGCTGACCAATCGCGGCGTCAAGCCTGCTGAATTCCAGTGGTCCGGTTACGACGACGCCTTTGCCAATCAGCCGCAAGTCACCCGCGAACAGGTCGCCGCGCACTTCCATGAGAACAAGCCGCCGATTGGTGAGAAGGTGTTTCAAGAAGGTCCATTGAAAGACGAGATGGAGGCTCTTGAGAAAGAGTATGATAGGCGCTGGAACGAACACCGCAGGCAGATGCATGAGGCGCGGGCTGAGGGCCGTGAATTCGACCCCAACTCTGATCAGTACATCCAGATAAACCGTGATCGCGACTACGCCCGCGAAGACCTGAAGGACAAGTACCAGAAGCCCTATCATGAGGACTATATGCTTCCGGGCGGTGAAAACTACCGCGAGGTTTTGCTCAAGCACGATGGTACCGACTCTAATTTCTCCGGAAATCGCGCTCACTTTGCCGGTGAGCCTGACATCCTGACGCACTTGCTGATGAAGGATCGCACTGACACTGAGGGCAAGAAGGTCCTGCACCTTGATGAATTGCAGAGTGATTGGGCCCAGAAGGGCCGCAAAGAGGGGTTCCGCAGCGAAGACAGCAAAGACATCATCAATCAATACGATGATTACAGGAACTCCATCAAGGACGTTGCCCTAGATCGGGTTTCTCAGCGCGCCAAGGAAGCTGGAATGTCAGAACAAGACACCAGCGACACCCTTGAGCATATCATGAGGACGATTAGTCCAGAGCGCTTGGCTTATTATGCCGGGGGCAATGAGGAAGTTGAAAAGCACAATCGTCTTCGTGATCAAGCGGAAAAGGCCAGAAATGGAGTGGACGCCGCGCCCTACATCACAAACACCAACGATTGGGTCGATCTAGGCCTGAAGCGCGCCCTGCTGGAGGCTGCCAAGGGCGGTCATGACAAGCTTGCCTTGACGCCGGGGGATGTTGCCGCTGACCGCTATGACCTCAGCAAGCACATTGCCGATATTCAATACATCAGGGACCCAGAGAGCGACACTGGCTACCTCCTTGCTCACGGGCACCAACAGGCCAATTTAATTAACAAGCCTGTCAATGTCAGTGAGTTGCCCAGCATTATCGGCAAGGACGTTGCTGAAAAGCTTTTGGCGTCTGAGCCAGTGGTGGCAGGCGGTAAGCACACGCATATCCTTAGCGGCCTCGACCTTAGGGTCGGCGGCGAGGGTATGCGGAAATTCTACGATGAGATGGTGCCCAAGCGCCTGATGCGCCTTGCCAAGATGCACGATCCGGATGCCCAGTTCTCCACGTCAACGGTTGAGCATCCCAAGGAATTTTCTGAGGATGAGCAGCCAAACAACGACCGGACCAACCTTCGGGCGCTGGAGATCACGCCACGCATGCGCGAGAGCATTCTGAAGAAGGGCTTCCCGGCCTATGCTCAGGGCGGTGAGGTTGAGGGCTATGCTGATGGGGGCATGCCTGTTGGAGGCCAGACCAGCCCAATGGCCAGTTCTTTTGCGGCGGAAAACACACCGTCCGTAACGGTGTCACCGCGTCCCGGCAAAATGGGTGGTTACCCAGTCCGCGCTGGCACCATGGACGAGCAGGAGCCGTGGACGTACACAACGCCACAGGGCGAAGATCAGCCAACACCTCCGCCCGTCCAGCATCCGGTCTTTAATGAGCCGCGCATGGACCGCATCCATAAATCCACGTACAAGATTTTTAAGAGCAAGGGCTTCAACGACCTGACTGAGGAACTCACAGGTCTGCGTAATTTTAACATCAAACCAATTATTGGGACGTGGAAAGGAGAAATTGAACCCTCCTTCCATATCAGCCATCCAGACATGACGCCGGATGCCGCTGAAAAGCTTTCGCACCTTCTAGGTTTTGGCTTCATGCAGGACGCAGCCGTCAAGGGGCTGCACAATCCAAACCCAGAAAGCGAGGGAATTCCGTCCGTTTACATGGGTCACAACAGGAAGCTTTCGAAGACTGATCTTGATCGCATTCACGCAGCCTCCCGCGAGGAGGGCCTTGATTTTTCGCAAACCAGCGACGGTCGCGGCGTCAAGTTTATGCACTTTGGAGACGAGGGCGATGAGTTTGACAAATTCGCAGAGTCGGCCAAAAGGGTTCAGGAAAAAGCGGGTCTGCCGCATATACATCACGTAAACACATCCGGGGATTTGAATTATGCACAAAGCTACCTCAGGGGCATCTTTGGCCCGCATGAAGGCGAAGCTGGAGAGTCTGGGGATTTCAGCGGCCCCTCACGACCATCCGATCTATTCGGAAGGGTTGTCGATCACGTTGTCGCACCATACGCCAAGGCGGTCGCATCGGAAGGCTACCGGCTCTCACCGGATCGGCTAAGGGATACCTACGGGCTTTCCGACGAAGAGCATGAGAAGGTCCGGAAGGCACTTCTCCCCGGATCAAAAGACCGCACCGTCGTGCCCCTTATGGAGGGCGCTGAAGACTTAGACATTCGCCCGACTGGAGACAGGGGCAAGGCAACTGTCGGGGATGCTCTGTTTGCGTTGCAGAACAGGGCTGCCGCGCATGGCCAAATCGAGCCGGGTGACTTCAGCAAAGAGGCGATGGAAAAGATCGCCAAAGACATTGCCAAGGAAGTCGATTATCACGTCAGAACTGCCGACAAATCCGCCATTGGCTGGTATGACGAGGCCCTGAAAAAAGCGATGACTGCCTATGAGGGCGTTTTTCCCGAACTGAAGACCGACGCCGACAAGCGCATGCTTTTCCATGCGATCCTTGGCATTACATCTCAGGGCAACGACGTCCATTCCAATTCCGTCCACACTGCGCGCCTTTACAATCTGCTGCGCGACGGCAGCATGTCGATGCCTGAGGGCGTTGAGAAAATGAAGGGCACATTTGGCGACAAAACCCGCGCCATTGAGCAGAACCTGAACAAATTCCACCATCTCGTCGATGCCAACGGTCACGACGCCATGCGCGACCTTTTTGGTCAAAAGAAGAGCGTATCAGAGTGGAACAAAATCCTCAGGGATAACCCTGAATTGCACGGGCCTGACGGAAATCCGCTGAGCATGCAGGGCGGTGCCAACCAAAAGGTAACCGGATGGACCGTTTTTGGCCCTAAAATTGGTTCTTTCATTAACAATCTGAGCGGTGATTATTCCACTTTGACGGCAGACCTCTGGTTCAGCCGCACTTGGAACCGCCTCTTGGGCCATAACTTCATCCACACACCAATGGCTGAGGCAAAGCAATATCAGGACTTCCGTGACGCGCTTGTCGCTGAGCATGCCCACCACAATCCAGATCAGGCGCTGGATGAAGCCGCACCGGGCAAGACATCCAACGGTAAGGTCACCATGAAGGGCGGCGCTCCCGCTCCTTGGGAGCATGGCAGGGACGTTGCCGGGATGGGCCGTGATGACGTTGATGCGTTGATCAATGATCCTGACAAGATGCTTGAAATGGCAAAGACGCTGTCCGACAGGTATCGCAAGGGCGGGTTCAAGGACAAAAGCGACCTCCGCCGCCGTGCCAAGAACTGGATGGAAAACCGCGAACTTCCGGTTGCCGCCCCCCGTGGCAACAGTGAGCGTGACTTCCAGCAGAATACGGTTGAAAGGGCGCAGCGCATCCTGAAAAACAAGTATGGCAAGGACATCACCGTTGCCGACATTCAGGCAGCCTTGTGGTTCCTTGAAAAGGACCTGTTTGGCAAGATGGGCGTGGCCTCCGAAAAAGCCGCGCCAGCAGATTACGCGGATGCCGCCCACAACACGATCAACCTGATCAACAGCGGGACCCTCTACAACGTAAAGTCGCGACCGGGCCAAGCCACCCCAATCGCCAAGGCCTACGGTGGCGGCATCAGAAAAGCTATGGCTGTCGCCGCAATGCCTCAGAGCAATCGGGTCCGCAGCGCCCTGATGATTGCCAAAGGGATGAAAAAGAGGTAACGTCAATACGACCACAATTTCGTGGAAGTTTATTCGCCGGTAATTCGGTAAGACAGGAGACTGTAATGTCAGAGATGTCCCGCACAGCACGTCGTGCAATGCGCGCTAAAATTCACCGCCTCACGACCGCCAAGAGCGGCAAGGTTGACGCTTCTGACTACGGTCCTGAGCAGGTTCTGGACTCTGAGGCCAAGACCGGCATGCGTCCTATCTCGCGCCGTGCCTACAAGAAGGGCGGTAAGGTTGTTGCTGTTTCTGGCGCTGACGCCAAGCAGAACGCAGGCAAGAAGCCGCGCTCCGGCAATAAGCACCTCACCATCGACGCGCTGGTCAATCGCAACCTCAAGGACGCAAACGAAGCCCGCGAAGGCAAGAAGCATGTCGGCGGTTTCAAGTCGGGCGGTCGCACCAAGAAGCAGTATGGCGGCATGAACGGTCGCCCGACTGAAGAGCGTGACATGATGTCGGACGCTGAGCGCAAGCTTCTTTTTGAAAGCGCGAAGAAGGACCGGCTCACGCGGCCAATTCCCAAGGTCCCGCCTCAGGAAAAGCCTGCTGAACCCGTTTACCGTGGAAAGAGTGTTCGCATCCCAGTCAGCGACGAAGTCACGCCGCTTCGCGTCCGCAAGTCGGGCGGCAAGGCTTGGGAAGGATCCGCCAAGGACGAGGCTCAGGACAAGAAGCTGGCCAAGAAGCACGGCATGTCGATGTCCGCGTGGGAAAAGTCCTCAATGGACAAGAAGCACGACACCCAGCACTCGACCAAGGGCCTGAAAAAGGGCGGTCGCACCGGCAAGAGCCTTGGCGGCGTCCTTGAGGACGTTGGTAAATTTGCTGTTCGTGGCGGCGCTCTTGGTGCCGCTTTGGGCAATAAAGCACCTATCATGGGTGGCCTTGGCGCTTTGGCGATGCACTTCCTTGACAAAAAGAAGGATAAGGCAGCAGGCCCCGCAGTCGCAGGCAAGAAGCGCGGCGGCAAGCTGTCCATGGACGGTCAGTATCAGGGCACACGCCCTGTCGGCGGTCGCCTTGCCAAGCAGCATGGCGGCAGCCTCTCCGGCCTTGAGATGAACAAGGGTGGTCGTGCCAAGCGGGACGACTCTAACGAAATTATCCGCGCCGCCAAAAAGGTTGCCAAAAAGCTGCCTTATCAGACGGGCTATGAGGAGGGCACTGCCCTGATGGGCCGCAGCGATGACTCCTATCGTAAGCGTCGCGGCGAAGATTTGGCTCAGGCCATGGAAATGCGCGAGTCGGCTCCTGAGCGCATCCGCGAAGATGCGGTTAAAAGCGTCCAGAAAAACATGGCTAATCTTCGTGCCGCTCGTTCTGGCATGAAAGATGAGGGCTATGAAAAGGGCGGTCGCGCTGCCCGCAAGTCTGGCGGTCGCGCCAAGAAGAGCGGCAAGACCAACATCAACATCGTGATCGCGACCGGCAAGGGCCAGCAGGGCATGCAGCCTGATATGCCGCCGCCCCCGGCTCCTCAGGGTGTTCCGGTTCAGATGCCATCATCCCCACCTCCTCAGGCAGGCGCTCCAATGCCAATGCCAGTACCAGTCCCCATGCCAATGGGCGGTCAGGGCGCTGGTCCTGCGCCAATGCCGCGTAAGGCTGGTGGCCGCACATACCGGTCCTACAAGGACATGGACGCAGGCGCTGGCAGCGGTCTGGGTCGCTTGGAAAAGACGGAGATCCAAAAGCATAAAAAGTAACTGAGTTTGGGCGGTGTCGGTTGGAAGGGCACCGCCCAATATTTTATTCTATGGAACCTATCGATGAATTATAACGATCTGTTTGAATTTGAGTTGCTGAAACTCGTTGAGGCGCGCATCGCCAACCTCACAGAAAACATCACGAATGCCCACGCTGTCGTTGATTATTCCGACTATAAGTACCAAGTTGGTAGGATCGCAGGCCTTCGCGAGTTTGAAGACCTGCGTGAAGAGGTTAATAAGATTATTTCTGAGCGTTAAACTATGGAGAAATATTAAATGCCACATATGGTTATGGCCCACGACGAAGACCCAAAAGACGTCATCCTGCGGGAATTGGGCGATATTGAAAAGTTCAAAGTGTTCCACAACGAGGTAATTGCTGCCGTTTACCTGCGTCCGGAAAAGACCAAGAGCGGCATTTTCCTGACCGACCAGCACCGCGACGAAGACCGCCACCAGAGCAAGGTCGGCCTTGTCGTTAAGATGGGCTCTGAGGCGTTTGACGACCCAAATGGCAACTGGTTCCGGGGCATGGATGTCAAGCTGCATGACTGGGTCGTTTACCGCCCCTCAGATGGCTGGACGATCACTGTCAACAATGTGCTTTGCCGTGCGCTAAAGGACACGAATATCCGTGGCAGCGTCCCGCACCCCGACATGATTTGGTAAGGAGCAAAATATGTCTATTGAAGATAACACAGAAGACCAATTGGAAATTGATCTGGGTGAAGATCCCAAGTCAGCGGACGACATTATTGTCGAAAAGTCAGAGGAAAACGCTGCCTCCGACCCCGTAGAGGACACCCTTGAGACCCTCAAGGGGCAGTTGGAAGCGGAGCGAAAGGCCCGTCAGGAGGCCCAGCGCCGCGCAAGCGAAGCTGAACAGTCCGCCTATGCCGCGCATGGCGAGGTGCAGGACACTAGCTTGCATCTGGTGTCAAACGCCATCGACACCGTCCGTCAGAACAACGACATCCTGAAGTCGAATTACCGCGAAGCTATGTCCATGGGCGATTATGACTCTGCGGCTGACATTCAGGCGGAGATGTCGGCAAACGCTGCCAAACTTCTTCAGCTTGAGCAGGGCAAGCAGGCGTTGGAAAATCAGCCCCGTCAGCCCGCCCCGCAGCCATATGTGGCCGATCCTGTCGAAGCTTTGGCATCGCAGCTTTCGCCGCGCTCTGCCGACTGGGTGCGCCGCAACCCGCAGTTCGCGACCGATCCGCGCCTGTATCAAAAGATGATTGCAGCGCACAATCTGGCTATGGCAGACGAAATCCCAGCCGACTCCGACGACTATTTTGACGCAATCGAAGATACCCTTCGCATCCGCCGTCAGGACAATAGCCGCGATTATGATGCAATGGCTGACGCTGCAAAGCCGACGCAGCGCCGTTCTGCGCCGCCAGCAGCGCCTGTTTCCCGCAGTGGCGGTGGTGGTGGAAGCAAGCCAAACCGCGTCACACTCACCGCAGCAGAGCGCGAAATGGCCAGCATGATGGGCATGACGCCTGAGGAATATGGACGCAACAAGCTTACCCTTCAGAAAGAAGGCAAGCTCAATTAAATTCAAGGAGTATCGTTATGGAAACAATTGCACCAAAGAAGCGCGGACGCCCACCCAAGGTCAAGGAAGCCCTTGATCAGGCAGCCCAAAGCGCCGCAGAAGCCGTCAACATGCACGTCTTGGAAGAGGCATTTGAGCCCCTACCCGTGACGCAGGTCGCGACGCATGCGGACCTCACACCGACAATTCGTGAGGATATTCGGGCCCCAATGCGTGAAGAAGACCCTCGCACCCGCGCTGCGCGCCGTGCCGCAGAACTCCGCGATCACCTTGGTGACATGGATGAGGGCACGGATGACTTCTACATCAACAAGGCCGACATCCCGCCGGGTTGGGAATATGAATGGAAGCGCAAGCTGCTTCTGGGCGCTGAGGATCCCGCGTATCAGGTCGCTCTGGCCCGCGCTGGTTGGGAGCCTGTTCCGACATCGCGCCACCCATCGTACATGCCAAACAATGGCAATCATCCGACAATTGAGCGCAAGGGCATGGTCCTTATGGAGCGCCCATCGGAAATTTCTGATGAAGCCCGTGCGATTGAACTCCGCAAGGCGCGCAATCAGGTCCGACAGAAGGAAGCGCAGCTTAATTCCGCAGAAGGCGGTCAGTTTGAGCGGGCGAACAAGGATCAATCTCTGGTCAATATCCGGAAATCATACGACTCAATTCCAATTCCCCAGTAGGGAAATTGGGTAAATCGGGCGGCTATATGCCGCCCTTTTTATTGTAATGTTGACAAAGTTGTAAAAATAAACGATTTATGGGGTCGCCTCCCCCGGCGCGGAGGTTTGAAAAACCCAGTCTTAGTCGCCCCGGTGCGCGATGATGGCTTCCCAAAAGGAGACCCGTCATGGCCAATACCAATGCGCCTTTCGGTTTTAGCCAGTACAGCGGTACTGGTTCTGCTCCGACTTACGAGCAGAATGTGGGCTTCTGTGCCTACAACACCAATGCTATGTATTTCGGTGATCCCGTCTACCAGAATGCCAATGGCTCCATCTTCCCGGACACCCCCGGCACTGGCATCCTCGCTGGCATCTTTGTTGGCTGCAAGTATCTCTCCGTTTCGCAGAAGCGCACCGTTTGGTCGAACTTCTGGGGCAATGCTGACGTTGCCTCGACGAACACCGTCGAAGTTTACGTTGTCAACGATCCAAATGCCAAGTTCTTGGTTCAGACGGGTTCGACGGGCGCGACTGTCGCGGCCATTGGCGCTAACGTGCAGTTTTCTTACGGTACGCCAAACACAATGAGCGGCCTTTCGGGCGCTTTTGTGGACATCACCACCGCAGCAACCACGGCCACGCTGCCGTTCAAGGTTGTCGCCCTCGACACCAACCCTCCGGGTTCGAATGGTACGGAAGCTGGCGCATACAATTATGTAATTGTTGCGTTCAACAACGTCATCACCAAGACCCTCAGCGCCATCCACACTTAAGGGAGTAAGGCACCATGGCTGTTAATCTTTCAGCGATTAAGGACCTTTTGCTCCCCGGCCTGCGGGGCGTAGAAGGCAAGTACGAGATGATCCCATCTCAGTACGACAAAATCTTCACGAAGCATGACTCGAAGCTGGCGCTCGAACGTACCGCTGAAATGCGCTACCTCGGCCTTGCTCAGTTGAAGACTGAGGGCGGTCAAACGTCCTTCGACAACGGCGCTGGTGAGCGTTATGTGTACAACCAAGAGCACAATGAAATTGCTCTTGGTTATGCCATCACGCGCAAAGCCATCGACGACAACCTGTACAAGACGCAGTTCCAGCCTTCGAACCTCGGTCTGATTGAGTCCTTCCAGCAGACCAAGGAAATCTACGGCTCGAACATCTTGAACACGGCCACAACCTACAACGCCAACATTGGCGGTGACGGTGTCGCGCTCTGCTCGACGGCTCACCCCATCGATGGTGGTACGGTTGCCAACACGCCAACGACTCAGGTCGATCTTAACGAAGCCACGCTGCTGAACGCGATGATCGCGATCCGCACGAACTTCAAGGATCAGGCTGGCCTGAAGGTCTTCGCCCGTGGCCGCAAGCTTATCGTCCCGCCGCAGCTTGAGCCTGTCGCTATCCGCCTCACCAAGACGGAACTCCGTCCGGGCACGGCTGACAACGACGTCAACGCCATCCTCAGCACCAGCGGTGGCCTTCCAGAAGGCTACATGGTCAACGACTTCTTGACGTCGGCCTACGCTTGGTTCCTCCTGACCAACATCGACGGTCTGTCGTATATGGAGCGCGTCAAGTTCGAAACCGACATGCAGGTCGATTTCGTAACCGACAACCTTCTGGTCAAGGGCTATGAGCGTTATAGCTTCGGCTATTACAACTGGCGTTCGATCTTCGGCTCGTTCCCAACGTCGTAATCAATCGGCACCCCCTCTCTTAACGGCGAGGGGGTAACCTTAAAGGAGGTTCCCAATGGGCACTACTACTTTTACCGGGCCGATTAGGGCGGGCAACGTGCTTAACAGCGACGGCACTGGCAATCTTGCCGGTGCTGGCGGTGATAGCGGAATGGCCAACGTCGGCTACGCTGTTATGGCTCAGTCTGAAGCGATCACGCAGGCGACCAATGGGGCATCTGCTGGCGTATACACGACTGAAATCGTAATCCCTGCCAATAGCCAAATTCTCAGCATTAATTTGTTGGTTTCTACTATTTGGTCGGGCGCTGCCTCAACGCTTGGTATCGGCACCACGGCTTCGGCCACGGCGCTGACTGCTGCTGGCGCTGTTGCAGGCGGCACAAAGGGCGTTGTCAGTGCCAATCCCGGCACTGTTGACGCGGCGATTGCCAAATGGCGCGATGTTGGTGCGGATGACATTCGCATTTTGGTCACGTCCACAAACACGGGTACAGGCGCTGGTGTTCTCACCGTCACCTATATCCAATCCAACAACCTTACGGCGTAAAGGATATTCGCTATGAAGGGTCGTAAATCACGCGCATCTGGTGGCGTAAATGAAATGGCGCAGGATCAGGCGCAAAAGAATATGCGCTACACCTATGAGAGCAATGTCAACGAAGCGGCTGAAAAGCGTAAGCGCGGCGGCAAGACTGTTGGCAAGGTCAAGGGTATGGACGCCATGGCATGTGCAGCCCGCAAGCCGCGCAAGTCTGGTGGAGCATGCGACAGCGGCAGTCCGTTTTCGTCCGCTCGTCAAGGCACCCCTGCAAAGGGTCGCAATGTCAGCGGTTCGTTGACCTGATCGCTAAAATCTTGCTAAAATAGAACGGGGGCTTAGCGGCCCCCGTTTTACTATGGAGATCCTCATGTCTGATGCATGGCAGCGCAAGGAAGGCCAGTCCAAGTCTGGCGGCTTGAATGACAAGGGGCGCGCATCTCTTCGCGCAGAGGGCCGCGACATAAAGCGCCCAGTGACAGCAGAAGAGGCAGATCGCAGCCCTGCCGCAGCCGAAAGGCGCGACAACTTTCGCTCACGGATGTGCGGCATGAAGGAAAAGCTGACATCGGCCAAGACCGCACACGATCCAAACAGCCGCATCAATCTGGCGCTCAAAAGATGGGACGTGAAGTGCTAGTCTTGCGCCCAGATAAGTGTTATTTGACGGCATAGCATTCTAAAAAAGGACCTCGGCATGGCCACCTTTAATACCACTGGCGTCGTTAACCAATCCATTAGCCGCGTTGGCGTCACTGAACCGTTTGAACTCCAAGTTTCCCGTGGCCAGATTACAGGTCATGATGTTGAATTTATTTCGGGCACTGGCACCAGCGTGGGTACATCCACCACGACACTTTGGAGCCAGAACACGGTTTATTCCTATCTTTCTGCGGCTGCGGTTATGCAAATTTCCAGCAGCAGCGCAAGTGACACTGCGGCTGGCACTGGAGCGCGAACTGTTATCATTTACGGGCTGGATGCCAATTATAACAAAATTAACGAAACCGTGACACTAAATGGCCAGACAGCCGTTAACACCACTAAAAGCTTTCTTCGAGTCTTCCACCTTGCTGTGGTTACGGCTGGTTCTGGCGAAGCTGCTGCCGGAACAATATATGCAGGAACTGGGACAGTAACTGCCGGTGTGCCAGCGGTTATTTACGGCGTTTATACAGCAGGTAACGGCTCAACGGCATGCATTTGGACCGTTCCAGCCGGTTACACAGCTTATATCACAAATTACTCTGCTGGATATGGCAATTCAATCACAGCTTACGGCACTGCTTTCCTCGCTATAAGGCCATTTGGCTCAGTCTTTGACACCGTTTCGCAAGTTAGGGTGTCTAACGGCAGCGAAGGGTGGATTGCATTTCAGTACCCTTTTGCCGTTGACGAAAAATCCGACATTGAAATTAGGGCCGCGTCCTCGACCGCAGGTGCAAACGTGACGGCTGAATTCCAAGTCGTATACATCAAGAACGACGGCGCTCTTTAAGGGGTAAACGGCATGACCGTAAGCGGCACTTTCAATTACAATCCGTCGCTTGGCGAACTGACGCTCTACGCCTTCAACCTGTGTGGAATTCGCAACACTGCGTTGCTCCAAGAACACATGGAGTCGGCGCGCATGGCGTCGAACCTGCTGCTTGGCCGCTGGTCTTCAGAGGGCGTTAACCTGTGGATGGTTGACCTTCAGACAATCCCGCTGGTTGCTGGCCAGTCAGATTACACGCTTCCTGCAAACAACATCATCATGCTTGATACCTATATCCAAACGGACGACGGGTCTGGCGCTCCGATTGACCGCCTGATCCTGCCCATCAGCCGCACTGAGTATGCCTCCTACCCCAACAAGGAGCAGCGGGGCTTTCCCACGACATACTGGCAGGACCGTCAGATCACCGGCACTGTGAGCCTGTGGCCTGTTCCGGATGGGACACAAACGTCTTTGAAATACTACCAGCTTTGCCAGATTGACGACTCTGACTTTGCCAATGGCCAGACAGTCAACGCTCCGGTATATTTCCTTGAGGCCTTTGCCTATGGTCTGGCGCAGCGTCTGGCCATGATCTGGGCCCCAGACCGCGTTCAAATGCTGAAGCCATTGGCTGATGAGTCATATCAGATCGCCGCCATGCAGAACGTGGAGACGGCGCAGCAGTACATCTCACCCATGATTTCCGGGTATTTTAGGTAGCATTGATGGCATATGCCTCGCAGTCAGGTCGGGCCAGAACAAGTTCATCCAGCCCCCAAGCGCATGCAATCTGTGATCGCTGCGGGTTTCGCTACAACCACGTCGATCTCCAGTGGCAGTATGACTGGCGCGGCGCTGCCTTGCAGAACGTCCGCATCCTTGTCTGTAATAGCTGCTTGGATGTGCCTCAGGAGCAGCTAAGGGCCATTGTAGTGCCTGCTGACCCTATGCCGATCATGCAGGCGCGTGTGCAGGACTTTGCAACCCCTGAGACCGACTTCCAAACAACCACGGCACCGTCAATTATTGACCCTCAAACAGGCATCCCCATTCCTGTTGGCGATACGATTTTGACGCAAGTCGGCGGTGACAACCTTTTGACCCAGCAAACTGGAGCGCCAACCGGCTTGAACCAAGGTGCTGTCATGCCATTGCTTGGCAAGGAGCATTTTAACGTAAAGCTCAACCCGCTTTCAGTGTCGGCCATTGGCACAGATCAGATTTCTGTGACGTTCCCGTCCGCACACGGCCTTGCGACCAATGACCAGATCTCTGTTCAGGGTCTTGCAAACCCGGACGCATGCGGGTTTTACAGCATTACGGTGACGACGGCGACGGCGTTTACCTATCAAACAAATACGGCTATACCGGCAGCATCACTTCTTACCGCAACGACAAATATGGTTACTGCGTCGGTCGGCATCCCATACGGGTTTGAGCAGATACCGCAGACGGGGATTTAACAATGGCCAACACGACAATTCCTCAACTTCCCCTTGCAGTTGGACTGGATGGCTCAGAGCAGTTACAGATCGTTCAGAGTGGCACGTCCAAGCGCACGACTGTTGGTGCCATCTTTGGCTCAGGACCTACAGGAAGTACAGGACCCACCGGTCCCACAGGCCCGACAGGGCCTTCAGGCGGTCCACCGGGACCCACAGGTGCCACAGGACCCACAGGCCCCTCAGGCGGTCCAATAGGGCCTACGGGCGCTACAGGAGACATTGGGGCTACTGGACCCACAGGGGCCTCAGGCGCTGCTGGCGCTACTGGCGCTACTGGCCCTACTGGCCCTACGGGCGCTTCAGGCGCTGCTGGCGCTACTGGTCCTACTGGCGCTACTGGTCCTACTGGCGCTTCAGGTGCCGCTGGGGCCACAGGGCCTACGGGCGCAACAGGCCCGTCAGGGGGACCCGTAGGCCCAACAGGCCCAACAGGCGCTACCGGCACAGCGGGTGCCACTGGCAATAATGGGGCTACTGGACCCACAGGCCCAACAGGCGCTACCGGCCCTTCGGGAGGCCCAATCGGCCCAACAGGCCCTACGGGGGCGTCAGGCTCTGCTGGTGCTACGGGTGCCACGGGTGCATCGGGCTCCGCTGGCGCTACCGGGCCCACTGGACCCACAGGGGCCACTGGTACCGGCACCACAGGTGCTACAGGGCCTACGGGGCCCACGGGGCCAGCGGGGGGAGGTGGCATGGTATACCCTGCCACTGGTATCGCTGTATCGAACGGCTCTTCTTGGGGCACATCGCTCACAGCGCCGGTAGCGCCAAACGCATTGGCAACTTTAGATGATACGCAAACGCTGACGAATAAGCGCGTCACGCCGCGCATGAACTCACAGACAACAACCACTTCACCGTGGGCGTGGAGTTCCGACAGTTACGACATTCAAGCATTCACGGCCCTTGATACCGCGCTGACAATCAATGCTGACGGAGGAACCCCAACAGATGGTCAGAAAGCCATCTTCCGCTTTCTCGACAACGGAACTGGTCGGATATTAACATTTACCGGGGGGACGGCTAAGGGCTTCCGTCCAGTCGGGGTGACGTTGACCGTGTCCGGTAGTGATTTTACCTATACGACAACAGCCAACAAGACAGTGTACTTTGGGTGCATTTATAACTTTGCCGTATCCCGCTGGGATATCATTGCGCTATCGCTGGAGGCATAATTCATGGTTGATAAAACTTGGATAGGTGGGACTGCCTCATGGTCCGGAGCAAGCTTTTGGTCGCCATCTGGAGTCCCAACAGCCGCTGATAATGTAATATTTAGCGCAAACGGTCCGTACACTGTAACTCTTCCTTCAACCGCGAACTGCAATAACTTAACCGTAACTGGCTCCAATGTAACTTTTACAGGTACAAGCGGAACGCTTAACGTCAATGGTGATTTTACCATAAATTCGACTACGGCATGGAGTACAACATCCGCTACCATCGCTTTTGCAGGAAACAGCTCAACTCAAAATATAACGACATCTGGCGTTACTTTGACTTCAAATATTAGTATAACTGGAAGTGTTCCGGTACGGTTGTTGGGCCCATTGACAATCGCGTCATCAAAAACATTTACACATACAATTTCAACTCTTAATCTTAATGGCTATCCATTAACTTGTGGTCTTTTTAGCACATCAAACAGTAATGTTCGCAGTATAGATTTTACCGGGGGTGGGAGTATTACCCTCACTGGAACTAGCGGCACTATTTTTACATGCTCAACTGCGACAAACTTTACATATACGGGCACCTCGGCAATATATGTTAATGGCTCAGGAACGACATCGACCATTATAGGCCCCAGCACAGCTAGTGAAGAGGAATTTTACACTTTAAATTTTTACATTACGCTTTCAACTACAACTTTACAGGTTTCTCAGTCTTTTAAAAATTTAATTTTTTCAAATTCATCTATTAACATTAGCGGAACGACTAGGAAAATTTATGGAGACTTAACTTTTCCGGCATCTTCATCCATTTCAGGAACAACAAATTTTTCTTCAACGTCTGCAACTACTAGGGTTATAAATTTTAACGGAAGTCTTGTAAATGGCGGAGTCGTATTTAACGGAGTCGGTGGTAGTTGGCAACTTTCATCTACTCACACTGGCGGCGTTTCCACAGGATTTCCCATCACCCACACAAATGGAACAATTGATTTAAATAACCGCACATTAACCACTGGTTCTTATACAACGAATGGCGGGGTAAAAAATATTACCTTCAATGGTGGCACTTTAAGGTGTACAGACGGCACGATAACTGCATTTAATAATTTATTTCCAACAGGCTTCAGCACAACAGCCGGTTCTGGCACCGGAAGAATATTAATGGATGGTTCGCCGCAGACATTTGTCGGAGGGAGCCAAGTTTACAACTGCAATCTTGCTCTTGGGTTTGGCCAGCTTACTGTAACTGGATCAAATACATTTAAAGACATAGTAAGGAGCGGCGGCGGTGTTAGGACCATTTTATTTGCAGACAATATTACAACAACGGTCGAAACTTTTTCTTTAAGCGGATCGTCTGGTAATCTTGTTACCATTGGAGGATCTCCGGGTTCCGCTAATAATTTTCTTCAAAAGACAGCTTCAGGGGATACTACGTGTGACTACCTGTCAATTTCACGTTCATCTTTTTTTAATGTTTTCCCTGCAACCGGAACTCGGTATGCTGGTGCAAACAGCGTGAATGGTGGAAATAACGCGGGATGGACCTTCACAGCGCCTCCCGTAACTGCCAACACAGGCGCGTTTTTCATGATGTTTTAACCTTACCTATTGGACAAATTATGACCTTAAAGATATGCGTGTATGCCATCTCCAAGAACGAGGAGATGTTTGTTGATCGCTTCTGCGAGTCAGCCCAAGATGCAGACCTGATCCTGATTGCTGACACTGGCTCAACGGACAAGACCGTAGGCAAGGCCAGAAAGCGCAAAAACGTCCAAGTGCATGAAATCTGCATCACGCCTTGGCGCTTTGACGATGCCCGCAACGCCGCGCTGGCCATGATCCCCAAGGACTTTGACGTTTGCGTCAGCCTTGATCTGGACGAGGTACTTCAGCCCGGATGGCGTGAGGAGATTGAGCGCCTGTGGGTGGATGGCACAAACAGGTTTAGGTACAAGTATGACTGGGGAGATGGCCTCACCTTCTTCTACGACAAAATCCATGCGCGTCACGGTTATCGTTGGAGATACCCGTGCCACGAATACCTATTTCCGTACATGATTGATGAAAAATGCGCCAATACCGATAAGCTTCTGGTTGTTCACAAGCCGGACCCAACCAAAAGTCGCGGTCAATATCTCCCGCTTCTCGCGATGGCGGTCAAAGAAGATATGCACAACCCTCATCACGCATTTTACTACGCCCGTGAGCTTTCATTTCACGGCCTTTGGCAAGAGGCCATCGCAGAGAGCAATCGATACCTGTCTCTCCCCGGCGCAAATTGGAATAGTGAGAGATGCTATGCCTACAGGGTCATATCAAAAAGCCATCTCGCCCTTGGAGATTGGGACAGCGCCATGAAAGCCGCCCGCATGGCTATGGTGGAGGCTCCAGACACCCGCGAGCCTTGGGTTGAAATATCCAAATTAGCATATGAGAAAAGCTTGTGGGCTGAGTGCTACGGCGCGGCCATGACCGCACTGTCCATTAACCACCGCGCTTTCATCTACACTGAGGACCCGTCCGTTTGGGGCGCTCCGGCACACGATTATGCAAGCATTGCGGCTTGGAACCTTGGCCTAACGGATGTCGCCATTGAGCAATGTAAGCTGGCCATTGAGCATGCGCCTGATGACGAAAGGCTGCTTGCAAACCTTAAATCCATGGCCGAAAGACCAGACTGAGCATCAGCACTAGAACATTGGCTCCACATTTGGTAGAACGCCGCAGTCATTTTCATTGCAGTAGGTAGTTATGCCAGCAACACCTCAGACGACGCCACTCACCTACAACGGCTATGTGGAGCAGGTTGCCAACATGGCCGTTGTCAACGTGCAGACCACCGCTGGCGTTGTCGAGGGGGTTGATGAGGCGTTCAACGTCACCATCCCGCAGATGCTCAACTATGCGGAACTCCGCATCCAGCGCGATCTGGACATCCTGCCATCGCAGACGTCTCGCACTTACACCCTGACCATTGGCAACAACCAGTTGCAGCTTGGTGCCTATGACTTCGTCACGGTCCAGACGATTGCGCTAAGCATAGGCGGTGTCACATATCCACTTCTGCCGACCACAAAAGAATATCTGCAAAATGTGTACGGATCATCCGCCGTTGGCAGCAGGGCGCGTCCAACGCTTTTTGCCATGCTTGGCGGCGACCTCTCCACCGGAGGCGAGACATATAACAACATCCTTATTGGCCCATATCCTGATGCCGCTTATAGCGTTGAGGTCATTGGCACTGTGCGCCTGCCGACCCTGTATGAGAATGCGACAACGGCCCTCGCCAGCACCGGAACGACCTTTATCAGCACCTACTTCCCAGACCTGCTGATCCAAGCATCGCTAATTTACATCTCACAGTTCCAGCGCAACTTTGGTCAGGCGTCAAACGATCCTTCTATGGGGCCGACCTACGAATTGCAGTATCAGAACCTACTTAGGGGCGCTGGCGTTGAAGAGGGTCGCAAGAAGTTCAGCGCATCTGCGTGGTCATCCATGTCGCCACCGGTCGCGGCAACTCCAACAAGGTAGCGCTTCATGCCCCACGCCAGTTTGAAGCTACGCCCCGGCGTCGACCAGAACGAAACACCGGCCCTGAATGAGGCTGGCATTTCGACCAGCAACCTTGTTCGCTTCATCTATGACCAGCAGCAGGGCGCTTTGATCCAGAAGCTTGGCGGCTGGACCAAGTACTACCCCAATCAGACACCGGCTATCACCCGCGCCCTGTGGGCTTGGCAGGACACACAGGCTGATAAGCACCTTGCTTATGGAACTCAGGAGATTGGCGTGTCCAACTCCGCACAGCTTGGCGTCATTAAAAATGGATCTGCCTTTAAGGATGTGACGCCAAAGCAGACCGCAGACGATGTTGCGGCATCGGCGTCGGCTACAATCGGTAGCAGCTACATCACCATCACAGACGGAACGACGGGTGGCATAACCCAGTACAATTCAGTGTACATTGCCACGCATATTGCCGTTGGCGGGGTCGTGCTGTTTGGGCTGTATCAGTGCGACCCGGATGGCTACATTGGGCCTACAACTTACACAGTACAGGCGCTTGACACCCTTGGGTCTCCGCTCCCTGCCACTTCGACGTCCGCCGCAACGCTTCCGCTCTTTTCCGTCACCTCTGGCAACGCTTCCGTTACAGTTACACTGGCCAATCATGGCTACAGCGTAGGGTCAACCTTCCCCGTTCTTATGTCGACAACGGTTGGCGGAACTACTTTTTACGGCGATTTCATCGTCAATACCGTCATCAGCAGTAGCCAATTTACGATTACGGCTCTGACGCTCCCAAGCAGCACTACGACTGGGTATCTGAATAACAACCAAGCCCATTACATTTACATCTTTGGGTCTGGCGCAATCCCGTCTGGTACGGGTTATGGCGTTGGGGGGTATGGCAGAGGCGGCTATGGCACCGGCACCGCCGTCACTCCCGCCACAGGCACCGCAATCAACGCTGATGACTGGTCGCTCGACAATTGGGGTGAGATCCTTCTGGCATGCCCCACTTACGAACAAAGGCCGCAGTTCCAGCCCATTTATGAATGGGATCCGACAAACTCAGCCCCAACTGCGACTGTCATCCCGCAAGCCCCTCCTGTCAACGACGGCATCTTCGTGGCAATGCCCCAACGCCAGATCATTGCTTGGGGTTCCACCTTTACCGGCATTCAGGACCCCTTGCTCGTCCGCTGGTGTGATGTCAGCAATTACAACGACTGGATCGGCACGGTCATCAATCAGGCGGGTTCGTATCGCGTCCCTAAGGGCTCAAGGATTGTTGGCGCTATTCAGGCGGCGCAGCAGGCCTTGCTTTGGACAGACGTTGGCGTGTGGTCGATGCAATATATCGGTCAGCCATACGTCTACTCGTTCAACGAGGTGGGTTCTGGCTGCGGCCTGATTGCCAAAAAGGCTGCGGCATCAATTAACGGGTCTGTTTATTGGATGGGCCCGTCGCAGTTCTTCTCCCTGACCGGAGATGGCGTCCAGCCAGTCGCATGTCCAATTTGGGATGTGATCTTCCAAGACCTCGACCAAAGCAACCTTCAAAAAATTCGCGTTGCGGTCAACTCCCGCTTTGGCGAAATCTCTTGGTATTATCCAACCATGAGCAGTGGCGGTGAGGTCACTGCATACGCCAAGTACAACGTGTTTTTAAGGGTCTGGGATTTTGGAACGCTTGGCAGGACGGCTTGGGTTGATCAGTCAGTTTTGGGACCTCCAATTGGCGCAGACCCAAGCAGCCGCTATCTATATCAGCATGAGACATCCACCAACGCTGATGGTCAGGCCATGCTCTCCAACTTCCAGACAGGCTATTTTGCCATGTCAGAAGCTGACGTGAAAACCTTTGTTGATCAGGTCTGGCCAGACATGAAGTGGGGTTATTACGGCGGCTCCCAGAACGCCACGGTCAATCTCACCTTCTATGTCGCTGACTATGCTGGCCAGACGCCGACAACATTCGGCCCTTATCCACTGACGCAGGCGACGACATTTATCACGCCGCGCTTCCGGGGGCGTTTGGTGTCAATCGGAATAGGCAGTAGCGACGTTGGCTCCTTCTGGCGCATCGGCAACATTCGTTACCGCCTCCAGCCGGATGGGAAGTTTTAAGACATGGCATCGTTAAGCGACCTCCTCACTACCGCAAAGAACATCGCCTCAGCCATTAACGGCGTGGCACAGACCTATGTGGCTGTGCAGGGCGCAAGGACCTTCCAAAACATGACCACCAGCACGATTGTCAGTAGGGCTGCTGGGCGTGTGGCCATGGTCAGCGTTACGACCGCCGGGTCCAGTGTTGGCACCATTTATGACGCGAATGCCACGGGAGTTACGTCACGCCCCATTTACACTATCCCCAACACGGTCGGTGTTGTATTCGTCAACCTTCCAGTGGTTTATGGCGTTGTCGTAGCCCCCGGCACAGGTCAGGCTGTCACAGTCAGCTATTCGTGAGGTTCACATGCCATTGAAGCACGGTAAATCGCAGAAGGTCATCAGCGGCAACATCTCTGAGATGATCAAGGCTGGCCACCCTCGCGATCAGAGCATCGCAGCAGCCCTTTCGACTGCGCGTGAAACCAAGGCAGGCGGCGGCGGTCTCTACGCCAACATCCACGCCAAGCGTGAGCGCATTGAGCATGGTTCTAAGGAGCGCATGCGTAAGGTCGGCAGCAAGGGCGCACCCACCGCAGAGGCGTTCAAGCAGTCTGCGCGCACAGCCCGCGCCACGGGCGGTCAGGTCTCGACCAAACTGCATAGCGGCCCCATCCACAGCGCCGTTGCGGGCCGCACAGATCACCTACCAATGCATGTGGCGTCCGGGTCATACGTCATCCCTGCTGACATCATCAGCGCGATGGGCGAGGGCAACACCATGGCTGGCTTCAAGCACATGCGTACCATCTTTGGTGGCATCCCCTACACCGGTCAAGAGGAGCCTTACGGCGTCGAGGGCGGTCCTTACGGCGAACCACTGCCCGGTAAGGCTGAGGGTGGCACTGCGACCGTCCCGATTGTTGCGGCAGGCGGGGAATATGTTGTAACGCCTGAGCAGGTTATTGAAGCTGGCGGTGGTGATCTCGACACTGGCCACCGCGTATTGGATGAATTCGTTAAGCGCATGCGCGCTGAGACCGTTAAGACATTGAAAAATCTACCCGGACCCAAAAAGGATTGATTATGACCGATAAGGCAAACCCAAACGACCTGCATATTCGCGTCGGAGTGCCTGAAGACATTGATGAAATTATGGTTATCGCCATGCAGGCGACTGAGGAAAATGGGTTCCTTGAGGCAAACCCCCGCAAGCTTGCTGAGGAAATTTACCCAGCCCTATGCCAAGACCATGGTATTGTGGGCCTAATCGGCCCAAAGGGCGGCGCGATTGAGGGTATTGTGGTCCTCAGGATCGGTGCAATGTGGTACTCAGACGCGCCCGTCGTTGAGGAAAAAGCCATCTTTATTCACCCTGAATTCCGCAGTGCAAAGGGCGGTCGGGCAAGGCGTTTGTGCGAATTCAGCAAGAAAGTGTCTGATACCCTTGGAATTCCCCTGATAATTGGTGTATTGTCCAATAACAGGACGGAAGCTAAGGTGCGGATGTATGAGCGCCAGTTTGGGAAGCCAAGCGGTGCTTTTTTCCTATACGGCGCGAAAACTGGGGATCACTCCAGAACGGAGCATTAAATGGGCGGCAAAACCTCTAAGTCAACACAGACGATCAGCATCCCACCAGAGGTGCTGGCGAGGTACAACGCGGTCAATGCCCGTGCCGACGCGGTCACCAACAGGCCGTACCAATATTACACTGGCCAGTTTGTCGCTCCGCTGACAGCTACGCAGCAGGCAGGCATCTCCAACACCAACGCGGCAGCAAATATGGCCCAGCCATATTACGGCGCTGCAACCAGCGCTCTTGCGGGGGCGCAGAATGCAGCAATCCCCTATTATCAGGGTGCCACCGACCAGCTTGCCCAAGGCATCAATACCGGGAACCAGTTTATAAACCAGTCATCCGGCACTTTGAATGATGCTCAAAATGTTGGGAGCGGGCTTGCTGCTCAATCCTATGCGAACTTGAACAACGCTCAAAGTGTTGGAAGCCAGTTTGCGAACCAGTCATCCGGCACTTTGAGCAATGCTCAAAATGTTGGGAACCAATTTGCTGGGCAATCTTCTGCAAGTTTGAACAATGCTCAAAATGTTGGGAACCAATTTGCTGGGCAATCTTCAAATACAATTAATGCGGCACAGAGTCAGGGCGCTGGAATACAGCAGAATGCGCTTAATAATTTGGGCGCTGCCTACTCATCAGCGCAGCCTTACAACCAGACTGCCGGTGGACAATATCAGCAGGGGTTGGATGAGGGTCGCGGCCTTACAGCGTTCTCATCTTATGGAACTCAGGAGGCCCTAGACACGGCTCGTCCGTACCAGCAATCGGCAACTGATTACATGAATAGGGGCGCGCAATCCGTAAACCCTTATGATCTGGGCGCTGATCAAATTAACAAGTACATGTCCCCGTACCTCCAGAATGTGCTTCAGGGCACCGCTGGCCTGCTCAATCAACAGAACCAGCAGCAGCAGGCTGGCCAAATGGGTAATGCCATTCGTTCTGGGGCTTTTGGCGGTGACCGTAGTGGAATTGCCGCAGCAAACCTTAACCAGCAGCAGAATTTGGCAAATTCAAAAATATTTTCAGACATCCTCAATCAGGGCTATGGTCAGGCGCTTGGCACTGCTCAGCAGCAGCAGGGGCTTTCCTTCCAAGCCGCGCAGGCAAATCGGGCAGCGCAGCAGCAGGCGGTGCAGCAGGCACTCAATATTGGCCAACAGGGCTTTGGGCAGGGGCTTGCCGCCGCCCAGCAGCAGGGCGCTCTTGGTCAGCAAGTTTTTAACATGGGATCGACTGCTGGGCAAAACACAGCCGCCCTTGGTAACCAGATTTACAACCAAGGCACAAACACCGCAACGCAGCAATCCAATGTGGGAAATACACTTTTCAACCAAGGCGCTACTACAGCAGCGCAGCAGGCCGCTTTGGGGCAGCAGCAGTTCAATCAGGGCGCTACCGTCGCAGAGCAGCAGGCCGCTTTGGGGCAGCAGCAGTTTGGTCAGGGCGCTACAGCAGCAGCGCAGCAGGCAGCCCTTGGCGCGCAGGGGTTCAATCAAGGCAACGCCGCATCTCAGCAGGCAGCAGCCTTGGGCCAAGGCATTTATGGTATGGGGTCCGCCACTTCGCAGCAGCTTGCTGATCTTGGTACGGGCGCTCAAGGTGCGGCGCTGGCTGGTGCTGGTGCCCAGTTGACGGCTGGCGGAGTTGAGCAGGCTACCCAGCAGGCTGAAAACACTGCCAAGTATAATGAATTCCTTCAGGCCCAGTCCCTGCCATACCAGCAGCTTAATATGGCAAGTAACATTGCCACTGGCACAGGCACGGCATCTGGCTCCACGACGACAACAGCGCAGCCGGGTGGCTTCTTCTCCGACGAACGCCTGAAAGAGAACATCAAGGCGGTTGGCAAGACCTTCGATGGCCAGACCATCCACAGCTATAATTACAAGGGCGATCCGCGTACCCAGATTGGCCTTATCGCCCAAGAGGTCCAGAAGCATCATCCGGATGCCGTTGGCCTCGCTGGTGGCTACAAGACCGTCAATTACGACAAGGCAACGGAAGATGCTGCCGACCGTGGCCACATGGCTCACGGTGGTTATGCCAGTATGGGCGGTGGCGTCATGCCTGAGCATGCAGGTCAGGGGTTTGCGGGTGGCGGCGTTGCCGGGTTCGATCCCGCCGTGATGCAGCAAATCCTTGCGGCGCAACAGGCTATGTATGAGCCCCTTTCAAAGAGCGGAATGTATGCCGGTGGGCCAAACGCTGGTGGTGGGCTTGTTCCACAGTCTGAGGCCGTTACGCGCCAGTTGATGACGCCTGCTGAGTTGCCCAAGCAGGCCACTGGTGCTGAGCAAGCCAAGTCCATGGTCGATCTTGGCAACAGCATCAACCAGTTTGGCGAGGGCGTTGGCGCTTGGGGTGGCAAGCCTAAGGGGAAGGACACACCCCCACCGCCGCCTGAAAAAACGAAGGGCTCATTCCAAGAGTCACTCTACCAAGACCCCGACTATGACGATGATTACAAGGGCGGACTGTTCCACAGGGCATTGGGCGGCGGCACACCTTACAACGGTCAAGGCCTCGACATCCCACAGGAGGACGCTACCGCCAAGACGTACCAGCCCATGACGCCTGCCTCCCTTGAGAAGCAGGAAAGCGGTCTCGACAAGCTTGGCAAGGTCGCCAAAATTGCAGGCACTGTGGCGTCAATATTCTCCGACAAGCATATGAAGGAAAACATCAAGCCAATCGGGAAGCTTTTTGACGGCCAGATTGTCCATAGCTTCAACTACAAGGGCGACCCGCGCACCCAGATCGGCCTGATCGCGCAGGAGGTTGAGCATCACAAGCCGCATGCCGTTGGCAATGTCCACGGCATGAAGGCTGTTGACTATGCCAAGGCAACTTCCGCCGCTGCCAAGCGCGGTCACTTCGCCATGGGTGGTGAGCCAATGGGTGTTGGCCTTGCTGGCGCTGAGCAGGATAGCCAAGAGCTTGATTTCAACCTTGACCCTGAGGACATCCTGTCTGGCGGCGATGAGGACGCTGAGTTCTTCATGCGGAATGCCATGGGCAAAAAAGAAACCCCCGCACAGGCCGCTGGCCTTGGCGCTCTGGAAAGCAACAAGGGCAAAATCCTTGACGCCTACAAAACCACGCCCGCGTTTAAGCCGCGCCCTCGCAGCCCAACAGGCCTTTCCCCAAGCTTCAGTGGCGCGGGCCTACCCCGCGACTTGGCTAGTATTGGCAAGCTGATTTACGCGGCTGAAGGTGACGGGACTGTCCCGACCTCGTCGGCCATGGGGCGTTACGGCATCACGTCCGGGACGTATGTAAACTATTTCAAGAAAGCATTCCCGCAGCAGGCCCGCCAGCTTGGCGAGAGCGGCATCTTGGCCCTCCGCTCCACGCCTGAGGGACGCAAGATCAACAACCAGCTTGGCCCAATGATCATTGCCGATAATGCAAAGTACCTGACGCAGGCCGGTTTTGAGCCAAATGCAAGCAACGTATACCTTGCCCATTTCCTTGGCCCAGCGGGTGCCAAAAGGCTGCTTTCCGCAGACCCCAATACACCCATTACGCAGGCGGTCAGTAGGGAGGCATTTGTTGCAAATCCGGATGTCTTCAAAAAGGTCCGGACGGCGGGTGACCTTGTCAACTTCATGGGCAACACCCTTTCACGCCGCGCCAAGGAAATCGGTCGCGGACACTTTGGCGGGGGTGGAACTGCTGATACTGATGAGCAGTTCACGCCGGTCCCTGCTGGCGAGATTAAGAATTTACTTGGGGATGACGCCAATAAGGCGACTGCCGGTGAGACCGCTCCTCAGCCGGGTCTGGCAGCAGGTGAGGCGGCAAAGCCTGTCACCACGCCGACAGGTACAACGCCTGCCACTGGCGTTGCCCCTCCCGTTGAAGAAATCGTGGTAAATGCCAAGCCTGATCCCCGTGGCAGGCCGCAGCGCACGCCGCGTGAAAACATCTATGGTCGCGGGAAGCAGGACCCACTTAGCTATGAAGGCGGAAAAATCCCCAACTACAGCTATGACTATATGACGGAGCCCTTCTTCAAGGGTATTAAGCGTGGATCCGCAGGGTCGATCATTCCTCTTTTGACGGGCATTGCCGCCATGGGCACCGCGCCAACGCGCAGCCTTGGCGTTGCCCTTGCGACAGGTCTTGGCGCTGGCGCGCAAAGCTATGCCGGTCTGGCCAATGAGCGCAACAAGCAGCTTGTGCAGAGGCAGATCGGCACGGCCCGTTACGCGGACTCTGTGCGGGCGTATTTTGAAAAGGAAGCTGTACCTCTGGGTGGCGGTAAATATTATTATCGCGGCAGGGAGATCAACCAAGCCGAATACGACCAGATGCTCAATGACGCGATTACCAACAAAAGCGGGGTCTTGCTTCCTTCAATTCCGGAGACCGCAAAGCCTTATCAGGCTCCAAAGGCCCCTGAGCCAGCAAAGCCCGTCGCCATCACTGACAGGCCGGATATGAGCAGCCCCTCCGGTATTTTGGCCAATGCCTACAGCAATCCCGTTGTCGCTGATGCGCGCAACCGAATGGCTGAAGCTAGGGGTGTCATTTCTTCTGAGCAGTTGAAGCTGGGCGATGCCCAATTGCAGACCAATCCAGCCGCCATTCAGGCTGTCCGCGACAGGATACAGGCCGCAAATGATCGACTCACAGACGCGACTAGCGCTTATAACAAGCAGGTTGAACTGCTGACAGGAACACCGCTGGCAAATCTTGGCGAAACACAGCGCACGGTCTTCAACCAGACAATGGAAAAGGCAGCGACTCTTGAGGCTCAGCTTCGTGAAATGCGTCCAATCATGCAGCAGATCAGGGCGCTTGATGATGATTTCCGGGGCGGAACGGGCCAAGGTGCTTGGGCCAAGGTCACGGACTTTATTAAGCAATTTGGCGGTCTCACGGAAGATCAAAAGAACCTCATTGGCAGCGGCGCAGATGCGAACTCACGCCAGAAGATTATGGAAACCATTGGTGGCCCTCTGTTCGATCCGGCCAATCCGGGGCCAGCGCTGCGCTGGATCAGGGACAATTACATCAACCCGCGCTATTTGGACCTCCAGTCACAGGTCAAGTCCATTCAGCCATTCTCGGCACCAAGCGGCGCTCCTCAGCCTTCCGTTGGGGTTAATACTCGCATCACAACCCCTCCTGCACGGAGGCCTGACAGCCGGGCAACGCAGAAGGGGGCTGACGGCATCTGGCGCGGGCAAACATTGAGCGACATCCAGAATGACAAGAACATTCCAAAGGACGCGCGTGTGAGATACAAGGACGCCAGCGGCCAAATCGTAGATGGGGTGAAGTAAGATGGCTGAAAAAGATCGCTCTTGGTATGACTGGTTCAAAGAAACCGCCCCCGGCAAAGCTGTTGATTGGGCTTTTTATGGCGAGGACAGCCCTCGCGTCAGCTATATCGATCCAGAGAGTGGAAGGGCTAAAAAGAACACCCAGCCCAACCCTCAAACAGGCCGCGTGACGACCAAATCACCGACCACGTCTTGGACTGAGGCTGGCCGCAATCTGGTTGATAACTGGAGCGCCCTCAAGGGTGCTGAAGCGCTTCGCGGGATGGTGCGCGGGATTGCTGATATTCCAGCCCTTCCGGGGTTTGTCAGTTCCGTTAACCGCGCCATAGGCGGTGACGGCCTGTCCCCACAGCAATACTACGACAGGTTCCTCAAGCCACAGCCATCCATGACGATACTGGCCAAGGGGTTGGCCCCCACTGAGCGGCGAACAATGACAGACGCTCAGGTTCTCAAGATTATGGATCAGGACCGCCGCGCTGCAAATGGCTTGGCGAACATGTTTTCGTATCGAACTCCAAAGGGTGGCTGGAAGTTTGACACAAGTCGCATGCTGCGCTCATTTACCCAAGACCCGGCTGGCGCTGTCGCGGCGGTTGCGACCTTGGGCGAGGGCGCTGCTCTGAAGGCGGGTAGCAAGCTGGGGGCGATAGCGAGGACTGCTCAAGCCGGAAGCAGGACTGCAAAAATTGCAGGGGCTGCTGCGCCAGTGTTCAACACGGCTGGCATGATCCTTAAAGGCGGAAAATGGGTGGCAAACCCATTTGTTCCGGCCACTGTAGCTATTGCCACCAGTGGCCCTGTGCGAGATGCGGCCACCGTCGCCAAGAACGCGATAACAGGTCGCTATTCGGTGTATCGCCCTGATTTCATGCGGGAATGGACGCCATTCAAAACTCAGGTTGAAGAGCGCGCCCGCGCAAGCGGCATTACGGCAGATGATATTGCATCTCCTGAATTCCAGCAGCGCGTTTATGACATGTTCAATCAGCAGACCAATGGCAAGTTTGCAGACCCATTTACCGACAGGGCGAAAAGGGATTTTGCGGACAACGGCATGGACCCTGCGGACTATGCGGCCCCGCACATCGGAATGGCTGTCGAAAACACCATAAACAATAAGCGTGGCGTCACCCCGGCTGTTATGCGGGAGGCGAAGTTGCAGGCCGCAGGCGCGACATCCGTCACGCGCAGCACGGCCACAGGCGAGGCACCCGGCTTCTTGTTTAGGAACCAAGAGGGCCCCGCCCGCGCCACCACAGAGGCGCAGATGTCAGACGCCCTGTCTGGTCGCTTCACCCCAGCCTCTGGTCGAGCCCCCGGAACGCACCGCGACGTTGCCGACGACTTTATCGACACGCAGGTCTCCCGCCGCAATGCCTTTGGCCAGTCGTATGAAGAAGCGGCCAAGAACGACGGCATCTTCAGAAACCCGAATGCATTCCTATCTGAACTGGATCGCCAGACTGAAGCCTTCCTCCGTCAAAGGGGCATCGACCCAAGCGAACTGACAACCAATCCTCAGGCGTTTCAAAACGCCAACGCAGCCATTGGCTCTTCCCGCACGAACATAGGAAACCACGGAGCCAGCGTCCCAAAGATTGAACAGACCATTGGTGGCAATAGGTACTCATATGACCGCCAATTTGGTGTGTGGCTTGACGATGCGGGAAACCCGGCACCTGCCGCTTTCCAAAGGGCCTTGAACTCCGATCCAGCGACGGCAGCGCAAATTTCTGCAACACCCCCTGCGCCCGTCAACCGCCTGAACCTTCAAAACATTGAAGTTGAGCGCCGCAGCCTAAACTCTGCCGCGCAAAAAGCCTATGAAGATGGCGTCAGGAGCGGAGATTTCCGCAATTACAACGCGATTACGGCCCGTATTGACGCCTTGGATGACACCGCCATCAAAATGGGCGCGGACTTTACCGGCGACGTCAACAAGGCCATGCCAGCCCTCCAGCAGGCGCGGGCGCAGTATCGCGACTGGCGTCAAAACGGGATCGAGTCCCAGAACCCCGTTGTCAAAACGGCTGCTGAACAAGTTATGGCCCGCACGACACTCGACCCGGCCACAGGTAGGTACACGTTTGCGGACTCTCCGGGCAGCCGTGGCGTTGTAACCAGCACGTTTGAGGGCAATCTTGTCGGCTCTGGCAAGAATGTCGCACCGCCGGGAACCATTGGGAGCGGCGCTACCGCCACCAACCCCGCTGAGACGTACACAGCCCTTTCCAAGACCCTCTCACCCACAGGCCAGCAGGCCTTGGGAGACATCATCCGTGTTGAGGGTTATGGCCGTCCCGGCGCGACTGTCGATGACCTTAGTCAGCTTCACTCAGCCTATGCCGGTCAAGGCGTCAATCTCCTGACGCCTGAACAGGAGCGCTTCCTAAGGCTCAACACTGCTGCTCGCCCTGACACATCTCCAGCAAACATCCCGCAGCGCGATCCATTCGCGTTCAACCCGTTTGCAGCGCCCGAAGGCGCTAAGACGGGTCTGATCAGCAGGGCCACGCAAATCGTCTCCCCACTCATCAAGGGTGGCCTTGGGTATATGGTGGGCACCAGCCTTGGCGGGCCGAACCTTGGCTATGCGCTGATGGCTGGAGGCCCGTTTCAAAGCCCACTTATGAAGAACATGAAGAATTTTCGCACTGTTGGCGCTGAGCAATACGGAGCTCCAAACTACCGTGTGAACATTCCCAATCCAGAAATGCCATTGTCCGTGGGCGCGGCATACGGAAGTCAGGTCGCGCAAAGCAGGGGTGAGGAGCGTCGGGCAGCAGCAGACGCAGCTTTTTACAGCCTGCCACCCGGTGGCGCGCAAGGCCAAAAAGCGCCTGCGCCCGTAGATTACAGCAAGGGCGATAGCGCATTTTTTGGACCACCAACTGAGGCTGAAAAAATCTACGCCCCACAGCAGTCAGACACCAGCGATGAGCAAATCTACGCACAGCCCCAAGCCCGTGGCGGTCGCGCTGCGTACAAGGCTGGCGGCAAGGTCGGCGGAATTGAGCATTTGGTGCAAGCCTTGATGAGCAAGGCAAAAATGGCTAAAAGGGTTTCGAACAAGGCGACGGAGCCACTGCTAAATGAGCGCGATGATGCTATAGCCAATGCCCTAGCCGTCGCGCAAAAGGCCATTTGAGGAGGATCCCATGCCCAGCTCGTTCACCACCAACAAGAGCATTGAGAAGCCTGCGAATGGCGACTACGTCAACACATGGTCAACGCCTGTCAACAACGACTGGGATATTATTGACAATGCTTTTGGCGGTCAAACCATCCTAAACGCCGTTGGCGCGACTGGAACTGTAACACTGACAGCGGCGCAATATCAGCCGCCGATTATTGCAATCACAGGGGCACTGACCGCAAACGTCAACTACCGGCTTCCCGCAGGCGTCGGCGGATTTTGGTACATTTTCAATAATACGTCTGGCGCATTCTCTGTTCTCCTGTCCTCAGCGGGCGGTGGCAGCACTGTCACCCTTCCGCAGGGTTACACAGTCGCGGTTATTTCTGATGGCACAAATGTCGGACTTGGCACAACCAACGCCGCCCTGATCAACTCCAGCTACGCCAACCCGACGTGGATTACATCGCTTGCGGCCTCAAAGCTTACAGGAACTGTTGCTGTCGCCAACGGCGGTACCGGAGCCGATACAGTACCTTTGGCGCGTACCGCTCTTGGCGCAACGACAGTTGGCGGCAACTTTTTCACGTTGACCAACCCGTCTGCAATTACGTTCCCACGTATTAATGATGACAACACGGTATCGGCTTTGGATGCTGCTTCGTTCCGCACCGCAATCGGTGCTGGTTCGGGTGGTGGCACCGTTATCAGCGTAAGTTTCACTGGCGGGATTGTTTCTGTCGCTACGCCTACAAGCACGCCCGCGCTCACAGTGGCAGGGACGTCTGGCGGCATCCCTTACTTCTCCAGCGCCTCGACATGGGCAACCTCTGCGGCCCTTGCTGCAAATGCGATTGTAATTGGTGGCGGCGCTGGCGTTGCCCCGTCCACAACCACCACAGGTACTGGGGTCCTCACGGCTCTTGGTAATGCTATTGGTAGCGCAGGGGCGGTTGTAACCTTCAACGGAGCGCTTGGCACACCCTCTTCCGGTACGCTGACGAACGCAACGGGCCTCCCAATCTCAACCGGCGTCAGCGGTCTTGGCACCAACGTCGCGACGGCACTAGGTGTTGCTGTGGGCAGTGCGGGCGCTCTTGTTACTAATGGTGGTGCGCTTGGTACGCCTTCTGGTGGAACACTCTCTGGCTGCACCGTAGACGGCACAAACGCCGTGGGCTTCAAGAAAGTCCCACAGTCGGGCAGCGACAAGACGGCACCATACCCCTTGGCCGCTACCGACGTCGGCAAGTTCATCGGGGTTGGCTCTGGCGGCTCCATTACGATCCCTGACGCCGTTTTCTCGGCTGGCGACATCATCTCCCTGTTCAACAACACCACAGGAAATATCACGATCACCTGCGCGATCACGACCGCCTACATTGGCGGTGTGAACACCGACAGGGCTACCATGACGCTGTCTACGCGGGGCGTTGCGACAGTCCTGTTCATCAGCGGCACAGTGTGCGTGGTCAACGGGAACGTAAACTAATGAGTGGCATTCAGATGGCCCTACTGGGGGGTGGACCTCGCTTCACTCTGGGCTTCAACAACGCTGACACGATACTCATATCCGAATATGGCGGGTCGGGTTTCGTATACCAAGCCACCTACACCATAAACACGGACGGAACCTGCACGAAATTTGTTGGCTCACTTGGGAGTACCACAACATTTGGCCCCACGGCTTGGGGCGACCCCACTGGGGGCGTGCCGGGTAACAACTACGAAGTGAGGCTTGATGTAACGAGTTATAGCGGTGGGGGCGGCATTGGCGTTACGCAATTTGCAGGGGCAGATATAACATCAACAGGTTTCACAAGTTGGTATCCCCTGTCCTCTAACCGTGCGATTAACACGGCTAGTGATACATTCTCGAACAATTACATCTACGGCACATTGTACATTCGGAACGCATCGTCGCTAGTTGAAATTAGTAGGGCGTTTGCAGTCCAAGCAGACTCGACGTACTAAGGATAACTGATGGCCGACAACTTCACCCAAATCCGCTTTGCATAAGGATCGAAGATGAACGACGACGATCTCAACCTTCGCCTGTCCACGCATGAGGCCGTTTGTGCCGAACGCTGGCGCGAGACAATCCTTCGCATCAAGCGCCTTGAGGCTGTTATGATTGCAAGTGCAGGCGGAACCATTGCCCTGCTGGCAGCAATCGTTTTAAGGATAAACTGATATGAGTTTCTGGGATAGATTTGAAAGCACCCGCGACGGCGTTAATGATACCGTTGAGTTCGTAATCCGCGTGGCTATCGTCACGCTTTCCGCTGTCATCCTTGTCGTGGTTCTGGCGCTGGTTGTCGGCCTCTTTGTGCCAAATGAGTTGGTGGACAGCACCGCCATCCTTCAGACAATCGACCCTGCCTTCCAGACTGTGATTGGCGCGTTTGTCGGTCTGCTTGGTGGTCTGAGCCTCAACGCCAATGCGCGCGACAAGGAAGCGCCGCTGGAACTGGACACGCCCGCACCGGAGCCAGACGCGCCTGTTGTGTCTCAGCCAGTGACGGCAAGCGCCGTTGTCGATCAGGAAACGGCTTCTGTGATTGACAACGATGACGACATGACCCCTTGGGAGAAGCATCGTCACGACCTGCGCTGGGATGTGAACGGCGACGGCGTGGTAGATCAGGACGACTTCCCAGACTGGCGCAACCCGGAGGCATAAGTGACAGGCAACCTCTCCACCGTCGAACTGATCGGCCAGCTTTGGCCGCTCGTTCTTGCGTTCATCTCACTGGTCATCATCCTCGCGAAGATGGACGTGCGTCTTGCTGTGGTGGAGGAAAAGATCAAGACGCTCTTTGAATTGTGGAACAGCCGGAAGGACGACAAGTGAGCCTGATTGAACTTCAGAAAAAGATCGGAGTAACAGCAGATGGTGCGTTTGGTCCGGGAACATTTAAAAAAGCTGCGTCTTACTATAAGCTGTCTCCCAATCGCGCTGCACATTTTTTTGCTCAAACGGCACATGAAAGCGGCGGCTTCAAGACGTTCAGCGAGAACCTTAACTACAGCGCCAAAGGGCTTCGCAACACGTTTGGTAAGTATTTCAAGACTGACCTCGACGCTCAAATGTGCGCGCGCCAGCCGCAGCGTATCGCAAATCGCGTTTATTCTAACCGTATGGGTAATGGGGACAATTGCTCTGGCGATGGGTGGACTTATCGCGGACGCGGCGCTCTCCAACTGACCGGAAAGGACAACTATCAGGCGTTTGCCAACTACATCGGTCGGCCCGACGTCATGTCCAATCCTGATCTGGTTTCTGGCGAACTCTGCTTTGAAAGCGCGCTCTGGTTCTTCGACCGCAACAAGCTGTGGGGCATCTGCGATCAGGGCGTCAACGATGCCGCCATCCTCGCGCTGACGAAGCGTATCAACGGCGGGACGCACGGGCTTGATGACCGGAAGTTAAAGACAAAGAAATACGCAACATGGGCCTAGTCCCTAACCCATTGATGCTCTATGTGGCGGCAGGCACTCTTATTGTTGGCGCAGCCGCCGGATATAAAGTCCGCGACTGGCAGTGTGATGCGGCATATT